ATCATCTGGAACCTCCGGATCTTCTGGAACTAATGGTACATCCGGTACAAGTGCTAATGACGGAACTTCCGGAACCTCGGGTACTTCGGGATCAAACGGTACTTCCGGTACTTCTGGATCCAATGGAACATCTGGTACGTCTGGTTCATCTGGTACTAATGGTACATCTGGTACAACGGGTTCTTCGGGAACTAGCGGTAATAACGGAACATCAGGAACGTCGGGTACGTCTGGATCTAACGGTACTTCAGGTACCTCCGGAACTTCTGGATCGTCCGGTACTAACGGTACTTCAGGAACTAGCGGTACCTCTGGGTCTTCGGGAACTAGTGGTAATAACGGCACATCTGGAACTTCGGGTACGTCTGGGTCTAATGGTACCTCAGGAACTTCCGGTACAGCAGGTACTTCAGGAACCTCTGGCACTTCTGGATCTTCCGGGACTAGCGGTAATAACGGTACATCAGGTACATCCGGAACTTCTGGATCGAATGGAACATCCGGAACATCCGGGTCATCTGGAACAAATGGAACATCGGGAACATCGGGAACTTCTGGATCATCTGGAACAAGCGGCAACAACGGAACTAGCGGAACTAGCGGAAGCAGTGGAACTAGCGGAACTAGCGGAACTAGCGGAACTAGCGGGTCTTCGGGAACAACAGGAACATCCGGAACTTCTGGCACCTCCGGAATTAGCGGATCGTCTGGGACGTCAGGAACATCTGGAACCTCCGGTTCTTCCGGAACAACCGGTACATCCGGATCCTCCGGAACCAGCGGTCTTGATGGTGTATCTGGAACATCGGGATCGTCTGGAACATCTGGATCCTCTGGAACAAGAGGAACATCAGGAACAACAGGTACATCCGGTACATCGGGGTCTTCTGGTACATCGGGCACGTCAGGATCATCTGGTACATCTGGCTCTTCTGGAACGAGAGGAACCTCAGGAACATCAGGAACAACAGGTACATCCGGTACATCGGGGTCTTCTGGTACATCGGGCACGTCAGGATCATCTGGTACATCTGGCTCTTCGGGTACTTCAGGCACATCAGTTGATGTGAGCGGTACACCTCCTAGAATGACCAGGTTAATAACCATAGGTTCCGGTGTGGGTATTACAGCTTCCTCTTATATGACAGAAGCAGGAAGCTCGACGAATGGATTGACCCAGCATCTTTTAAGCACTGGATCCACCGACGTAAGATTTGCTATAAGGGACGATTCATCCACTGTTGATCTTGATTCTATCGGTATTCTTGGATCAAGACAGGGTGATAGTAAATTCTTCTTTACTTTAGCCGGTACAGGATATGTTAAAAATTTCCTACATATCGGTGCAACTGGAACTGATCCGCTTAGATTGGTTGGTGTTCAAACCTCTACTGACACTGACGTGTTAACTCTTGATCCAACAGGACTTGTTACTAAAAGGGATGCTGACTCATTATTTGGAGTCAATTTGCAAAGAACACTTTTTGTGGATAAAAACGGAAACGATTCTACTGCAGAGGTAGGAAACATTAGAAAACCATATCTAACTATAGGCGGTGCTTTAAATAAAATCATAACAGATAGCTTAAATGGATACACAGTCCACGTTTTCAAAGGTACATACACAGAAACTACCGGGTATACATTTGGTAATAATCAGGGATTCAATATGTGGTTTGAGGACGGGGTCAATCTCACTTTCAATGCTTCTAGCACATATTTCATAACTTGTAACTCAACTTCAAGAATAGAAATATCCATATCAGGAACAGATAGACCTCTCGATGCAGCAATGAATACCGCTTCTTGTAAAATATGGATAAGAGGAAATAGTGGATTGTTAAATAACACTGGAAATTTAGTTTTCAATCTGAACAGCTTAGGAGTAAATAATAACGTGAATAATGGCTCGTATGATATGCTTAATTGTACGGCAGGTGCGGATTCTTATTACTTCATTAACGACTCCCATCTTAACTTCAACCCGTCCATATCTGGAACTGCAAGTGTTATACAGGTAAATACTGGATCTTATGTGGAGAGGTTTACTATTAACAATAGCGTTTTAAAGAACCACGGAACAAGCAGCGCTAATGCTACGATACTTTTTGTTTCTGAAAAAGTGGATCTTAGAATTTATAATAGCTATATTACTTCGAAGGCAGGAGGAGGATTAAGAGTAGCAGAACCTCAGGTCCTTGAGCTTTCTAATGTTATTTTCTATAACATATCAAATCCTACTGGGGTTTATACTATCTATGACACATCAACAACGGGCACTACCGAGATAGATATAGGAGCAAGATGCATTTCTAATATGCTCCTTCCATCTTCCGCCGGTGTCACTTTGCTAAATAGAACAGGTGGGGATCTAGATTGCTCACTTAATTTTGCGGAACCTTTTGTTGATCTGCCTTAAAAATGAAGTAGGATAAATACAATACTATGGCATTATTTAGAGGAACGTATAACTGGTCGACCGCAGCACTTTCGGTAACAAACGGCTATCAGGCTGTTAGGATTACAAACGCCACAGCTGGGGCCGGTACTTTGACTTTACCTGCAGCTACTACTGCTAACTATGTCGGCATAGGATGGACTATCTATGTGATAGACACCGGCGGCTACATAAATGGATTGACCATACAGACATCAGGTGGAGAACTTGTAAACGGTCAATCCAGCGTTATATTATCAACATCTTTCATTAATAATGTGGTTGAGATTTCTTATCAGGGTGATAATAGATGGATGCTTTCTTCTGGAAATGCTAGCAGCTCAGCCGTTATTATATTGGATACTGGGGTTGGATCCTCTGTTAGGTGCGGGAACAACAACACAGCAATAAGTGATTTTAGTACAGTCTCCGGTGGCGGTAAAAATACTATATCTGCTTCTTCCCAGTATTCCACAATATCCGGAGGTACTGGAAATAGTCTATCTGGAAAATTTTCTGTCATAGGAAGTGGTACCTTGAATTCCATAAATACTGGAGATTTCTCGTCCATATTCGGAGGGACTGCTAACACCATATTCGGTAATTATTCCACTATAGTAGGTGGATCTGATAACACTGCTAATCTTTCAACCTCGTTCATAGGTGGCGGTGCTGGTAACGTAACATGCTTGAGCGTAACAACTATAGCAGGTGGCGGATATAACACAGCAAACCTCACATACGCTACAATTGTAGGTGGATGTCTTAACTATGCTGGGCCATCCTGTAGTTTTGTTGGTGCGGGATTAGGAAACAGTATATCGGGAAGCTCTGTCCACCCATTTGGTGTTATAGTAGGCGGTATTAAGAACACAATGTCAGATTCGCAGAGCTCTTTTATAGGAGGTGGAACTGGCAATATCATTGACACAGCAGTGTGTGCTACACTTGTTGGTGGAGCAACTGGCTATATAAATGGTAACTATGCCTTTCTCGGTGGAGGTGTAGCTAACACCACGGACGGTAGCTACTCTTTTTTAGGAGGTGGTTCGGGTAATCTGATAGATAAAGGAACAGCCTCTGTCATAGTAAGCGGACAAACTATTAGCACAAGTAATAGTAATTGCACATTTAGTGGATCCGGATATAACACCTCCATATGTAGATCACCTCTTTCCTCGATAGTTAACGCATGCTGCTCTAGCATATATTCAACCTCGAGTGGATGTACATCATTTAATCTTATAGCTGCTGGTAGTGGAAATAGAGTTTGTTCTACGAGTGGATATCTGTATTATAATTCGGTTTTAAATGGATCCGGAAATAATATAATAAGTGACGTCGGTGGCGGACAAGGTGTTAATTATAACACCATAGCTAATGGTGCTGGTAATACTATATCTTCCTATGGAGCTGCTAGTTCATGTTACAACTCTATAGGCGGTGGATCTTCTAATAAAATAATAGCAAATCCTATAAATAGCAATCCTGATCTACATTCTGTAATAGCAGGGGGTCAGTCAAATACTATATGGGTCTCCTGTTCTACGATATCTGGAGGTTATAAGAATATAATAGCATCTCCGCTTGCGGGGGATTATTGTTTAGGTAGTGCTATAGGTGGTGGTATTTGTAATGGTATAAACGATTTAACCAACTTATCAGCTAAGCCTGCACCTAGTTTTATAGGTGGCGGCATACAGAACTGTAGCTCCGCTTGGGGCTACGGTGGAAACACAATAGGTGGTGGCGACAGCAATACAGCATGTGGTACTAATGACTTTATAGGTGGAGGATATCTGAACTGCACTATGGCTGTCCAAAATTACCAGACTATAGCGGGTGGAAGATTAAATACGGTGAATGCAGAATATGGATCTATCGTAGGTGGTAGGGGTAACGATTTATGCGGAGATTATGGCTTTATCGGTGGTGGTAGATGTAACACTATAGCTGCTAGTAGCACTAACAGTACATATGAATTGTATAATACCATAGCGGGTGGATTCAAAAACACAGTATCCTGTTACAACTGCTGTAGTAATATAGGCGGGGGGTCCTGCAACACGATAAATCCGGTTATGAACGGAGCTAATATAGGGGGTGGACTTCTAAATACTATAAATTGCTCAAATTACGGTGGCATATTTAACGGGTGCTGTAATATTATAACTGGCGGGGTTAGCTCAGTCATAGCAAACGGTACGATGAATACCGTATGCGAGTCTTCATTCAGCTCAGTCTCCGGCGGATGTGTAAATAAGATAATTAATTCTTCCTATTCTACTATGGGGGCCGGCAGGATTAATCTTATACAATCTTCCGTTTATAGCGTTATAGGTGGCGGATATAGTAATTATGTAAATGGTAGCATATACTCTGGTTTATTGTCCGGGTGTACAAACGGAATAACAGGTTCTTGTTTCTCTGTTATAGCAGGTGGAAATCTTAATTCTATTAATAGCTCTATGGCTTCGAACGTAAGCGGGGGCGAAAGTAATTCAATATGCTTTAATTCCGTATATTCCAGCATACTTGGTGGATCCTCCAATCTTATCAGTGGTTCTACAGGATCCTCTATATCATCTGGCTCTAGTAACGGGATAAACGACAGCTCTTATAGCCACATAGGAACTGGATCATTAAACTGTATAGTATCCGGAAATCAAAGCGGGGTAGTTTCTGGTATTTTTAATCTTATTTGCAACAGCGAACAAAGTTTTATTGGCGGGGGTAGACAAAATAGCATTTACCTAGGATCAATTGGATACGCCACTGGTGCTTTTATTGGGGGCGGGTGCTCTAATGTGATACTTTCCCCGTGGAGCGTTATATCCGGCGGGTGCTGCAACTTAATCGACACAGAGCAATATGGCACAATAGGAGGTGGAAGATGTAATAACTTAGGGTCTTCCCCATATGGAGTAGTTTCCGGTGGATATTTGAATTCTTCAAGCGGGGGGTGTAGTTTCGTTGGTGGTGGATGTCTGAATAAAGCTCTTTCTGAATTTTCTGGCGTTGCTTCTGGTTTCTGTAACGCTTCCAATTCCCCATCGTCCTCGATAAGCGGGGGTAAATGGAATTGCATAAATAAATCGAGTCACTCTTTTATAGGTGGCGGAACAGGTAACACCATAATCGAGCCCAATAGTGAGGCAACTAATATGGTTTACAACTCAATATTGGGTGGTAATAGCAATTCAATATGTAGTAGCTCTTCCTGTAATGTTATTGCGGGGGGATTGAAGAATATCGTTCTGAATTCTGGTGTATCTAGCATAATTAATGGCGAGTGTAACTATGCATGTTGTGCAGGATATGCTAATATAGGCGGCGGTTTCGGAAATACTATATGCAGAAATGATTATTCCTACATAGGAGATGGGTGTCTAAATACAATATGTGCACCGTCTTCCGGATTTAGTAAATCCAGATTTAATTCGATAATAAACGGTATCTCTAATACCATATGCACATTAAGTGGATCCACTACTCAAAACTGGGGTGATTTCAATATAATAGGGGGTGGAACTGGAAATTCACTTATATGCTCTAGATCGTCAACGATATTAAACGGTGAGCTTAATTTAATAAATCAGGCTAATCAGGATTGCGGGAAGTTCATTTCTATATTAGGTGGGAATAGCAATACTGTATATGATGATTGCTACAATGTGATAGTAGGTGGATGTCAAAATTATTCATCAAAATCCAATTTTTCTTTTATAGGTGGTGGATCGCAAAATTCATCATTGGAAGCAGCTTATAGCTCCATAGTAGGTGGCTATCAAGCATTGACCTCATTATACGGACAAAGAGCATTCTCTTCTGGTGGATTCTCTAATACCGCGGGTTCAGCACAGCAAATAGACCTGATAGCAAGAAATGAGTTATCGACTACATCTTCTAGTGAGCTTTATCTAGATGGAACCTCTGGAAGACTTGTCATACCTGTCGATCATGCTTGGTTCGTTACAGTTAACGTTTCGGGAGTGGTGGATAGCGCAGGCGGGTACATCCATATAATATGGAAGGTTGCCATTCAGAATTCGGGCGGAACCGTTTCAATACTGGGATCAAATAGCCAGATCGGGACAGGTACAAGTAGCGGTGGTACCCCTTCCTCTATAGTTACTGTGGTAGCTGATACCGTTAATGATGCTATGAAAATACAGATTAATAACTATACTGCATCACGGACTAGATTTGTTGCACACGTGCAGGGTATACAGGTTAAAATAGGTCCTTAATCTCGGTATATCGATATCCTTATATTTACGAAACAAAATTAGCATGTTTTTATAAAATAAGGAAAGGTATTTTGTGAAGAAATTATTGATAATAGCATCTCATCTGTCAACCGGTGGTCTTCCCCAGGTTGTCTGTAAGAAAATAGAGCTTTTAAAAGACGAATTTGAGATAAAGTGCATAGAATGGGATTTTCTGTCTCCTGATTATGTGGTACAAAGAAATCGTATAATTGGATTTCTAGGAGATTCGTTGATCACTGCTTCAGGAGACAAAAAGGGATTTCTTTTAAACCTATTGAATGAATATTCGCCCGATGTTGTTTCTTTAGAGGAATTCCCGGAGCTATTCATGGACGATGATTGTACAGCAGTGATTTATTCAGAGCACAGAACTTGGTCGATTACAGAAACAACGCACACCTCCACTTTCCCTACTGTTTCAAAAAGATGGCTTCCTGATAGATTCGTTTTCGTTTCTGAATTTACAAGAAGAAATTATGAGAATTTAGGAATCCCAATTGATCTTATAGAGTATCCAGTAGACAAAAAAGAAAGAGATAAGAATAAAGCACAATTCGCTCTTTCTCTCGATTCTAATTATAAGCACGTTGTTATAGTTGGCTTGTTTACCAGAAATAAAAATCAGGGATATGCTTTCGATATTGCTAGAAAGTTAAATGGAGAGAAGATAAAATTCCACTTTATTGGAAATCAAGCGGGTAATTTCGAGGAATATTGGGGTCCTTTAATGCAAAACAAACCCGATAATTGCACCGTGTGGGGTGAGAGATCGGACGTTGACCTGTTTTTAAGAGCTGCTGATTTATTTCTATTCACCTCAATATTAGAATTAAATCCACTCTGTGTGAAAGAAGCAATGGAGTATTCTTTACCTATAATGCTTTTCCAACTTGACACATATTGTGGAAAATATAAAAACATAGATAACATATATGATCTGTCAGGTAATCCATCTAAAGACTCCGCGTTACTCCTGAATATACTATCTAATAATGAACAGATAAGTAAAATCGAGACCTCGCCATTGGTAAACAATCCTGCTATAAAAATGGTACATCTTCTTCTAAATCCTGACTACCAAGCGGATATTCCGGATGAGTCGTGGGAATCTACCATCTCTAAACAGAATAGATCGATTGAGTATTTTAATAGAATATCTCACAAATTTTCTGCTCATTCACAGATATTCTCTAATATAAATAGAACTGAATTACCAGTGGAGTCGTGCGCCTCTCCTAGTAATTTATATCACAATAAAAATCTAGAGGTTAAGCCACATACTCTTTCCTACGGGCACTATGGTGCATACGTTGCTCATAAAAGGGGGATAACACAGGAGTTTAGCGACGAGTGCGATTGCCTTCTTATTTTAGAAGCAGATGCATATTCAAATCTAGAACCTATTGATTTTTACAACAAGGTTATGGAAGCTTATAATCTAGGAATAGAGAAAAATGCTAGCCTGGTTAGTTTAGCTGGCCCGTATTTTTTAACGGGTGAGGATTATTGGTCACAGATAGAGAACGTTGAGGGATATCCAGACTTCATAAAGGTTCCACATTTCCTAATGGGTACCGCTTATCTTGTTTTTAAAAAAGAGAAAAACTCTATAATTGAAAAGTTTGAAACGAGGGGGTGGCAATCACCTGATATATGGTTAGCTTGGAATCATAACAAACAGGGCGACGTTTACTGTTCTAGAGAGTATTTTGCTTATCAGGTCTCTGGCTATTCCTTGCTGGATTTCCACGAAAAGATGGATCAACCTGCTTACATACCAGATAAAAAAAAACATTTGACAGAGAGGATAAGTAAATCTCAGATTGGTGTTTTAGTAGTCAATCTTAATAATCTGGATTTTACAAGGGATTGCATATCTGATCTTATTTCTCAGGATGTTGATTTCGATCTTTGTCTAATAGATCAGAATAGCTCAGAACCAGGAACTAGAAAATATTTAGCTGAACTTGAGATTTCTAGTAAGCAGAGAATTAAGAATCTTGAAATAATTCAGAATGAAGATAACCAGCCTCTTAATCATCTTTGGAATGATTTTGTAGAAAGATATGATAACGAATTTCTCTGCATACTAAACAACGACGTTAGAGTAGCACCAAATTTTCTCTCTAGTTCTTTGCAAGTTTTCCAGAGTGAACCCTCTGTTGGTTTTGTCAATCACGTTACTAACAATTCAAATTTCACTGAATGGTCGCATGATCTAGACTACAAAATAATAGATTCGCCATACAGACAAGGGTGGGATTTTACTTTTAGAAGGGAATCTTATTTCAGAATACCTGATTCTTTAAAATTCTTTTATGGCGACGACTACATCTACTCCAAGCTATATTCATCTGGGATGAAAGGTGCCTATATTTTAAATTCCCCTATGATACACTACGAAAGAAGTACCACTATAGAAAAGGGTGGGCAAAGGGACGCATCTCCTGACGGTGAATCTTTTTATAAATTAGATCTTGAATACAAAGGATTAAGCTTTGTGGAGGACCTAAGCAAATGGAAACCTGAATTTAACCACATCTTGGAAAGACCGTACGTGACAAGACACGATACGGAAGATGTGAAGATTGATCTTTCAATTTTAATATGCTCCCTTTTGGAAAGAAGAAACGAATTCCTAGATCACTTACTCAATAGCCTAGAAAGACAAGTAAACGGAAGGAAAAATGTTGAAATTATAGTTCTCTCTGATAATGCTAGAAAGAGAATAGGTGGAAAGAGAAACCAGGCTATAGATATAGCAGGCGGTGAATATGTTTGTTTTATAGACGACGACGATAGGGTTTCTGATGATTATGTGGATCTAATATTAAAAGAAATTCAAGAATGGAGACCTGATGTTGTAGTTTTCGACGCTATAATCACAACTAACGGCGAAGCACCCAAGCTGGTCAAATACGGGAGGGAATTTGAACATTGCGAGAAGGAAGATGCATATTATAGATTGCCAAATCATCTCATGGTTCATAGAAAATCGAACATAAAGGAATATTTTATGGATGTTAGAACAGGAGAAGATGACGAATGGGCTTCAAGAATGCTAGATAGAATAGTTACACAGCAGAGAATAGAGAAACCCCTATATTTTTACGACTACAGAACCACGACAAAAAAATATTATTAATGCTAAGATTTGATATCATCAATTATTTAATCTCTACCAATGGCTATAAATCATTTCTAGAGATAGGAACACAGGCAAAAATAAACTTCACCTCGGTTAGCGTCGATAGAAAAGTTTGCGTGGACCCGGATCCTAATGCTAGTGCTGATTATCAAATGACCTCTGATGATTATTTTAGAGATAATTTTGAAAAATTTGATATCGTATTCGTAGATGGTTTACATCACGCTGATGCTGCTTATAGAGATATCATAAACTCACTGAAAAGATTAAATATCGGTGGATGCATTGTCGTGCATGATGTTATACCATTCTCATACGAGGCACAGGTGATACCGTTACAAAAGGCATCTGATATGGGTACAGTAGCTTGGAATGGAGACGTTTGGAAGGCTTGGGTTAAATTGAGAACAGAGAGAAAGGATTTGGATATGCGTTGTGTTAATACCGATCACGGGTGTGGTATAATAAGTTTTTCAGATTCTCCGTGTAACATGGACATAAACGATTTTAACGACGGATATTACAGATACGATCGTGAAAATATAATGGGTAGTCTAAATTTAATCTCTGAAGATGATTTTATCAATGTTTATAGAAGTCCTTTAAAATTTTCGTCTAGCACGTCAGGCGTGAGGAAATGTTACGTGACACACACAGATAGGAATTACATACCAGTAGCGGAGAATCTTGTAAAATCCCTGTCTCTCTTTTCCGGAAAGAAAGTCATTGTTTACTGTATTAACTGCACAGAGGATGAAATTCTCCCCCTTTTAAAATATAAAAATTGCCTAGTCAGAATTTTGGAAATCCCTGACCTTGTGGATTCACAAAACTTACAATATGAGGAAAGTGGTAATTTTTACGTGGAGCGCTCCAACAAGAGAACATATCAGATTCTTTCGGCTAAAGTCAATGCTATGGAAAGTGCTCTAGAAGAGGGATGGGATGAAATATGTTATCTAGATTCGGATTGTTTAGCAACACCTCTGGTGGATGAAATATTCAATTGGTCAGGAACGATTACAAATTATCCATTAGGTACTGAGGGAATCCACAATTACATGCTAATTATAAAGGACGGGAAACAAATAGGTAACCCCTTTGAAAATTCTTGGCCGAATCCTGATAACACCCTGTGTTTGGAATGGCCATTGATGGATTTTTTTGGCATATCCCCTGAAAGAAGAGGAAAATATAGAACAACAGGTATTATGCTAATGAACTATAAGTGCCTTGGGTTTATTAAAAAATGGAAAAGCGTTTGCGAGATGGTAGGAAGAAGTTTTAATGATTTATACAATATTGCTCCCTTTCACGAAGAAACAATTTATAATGTTCTACTTTGGATGGTTGGCGATAATGGACTTCCCCTGTGCTATGTTAATCTTTCAGACGGTTCGAACACCGTTAGGAATTTTTACAGCGATTCAGTTAAAGCTGGGGATAGATCATGGGATGATACCGTTCACGAGAATAGATTCTTTGCTATTCCAGAGGATAAAAACCACGTAAAGGTTTTTCATGGTGAAAAAAGAAAAAAAGAGGCAGATATAATAATGGACTTCCTATTAAATAAACATTTTCATTATGAAAAATAAGGTATCACTCCTCGTCCATACCTGCGATGCATATAGAAATTTCTGGCCTGGTATGCTTTACACACTAGATTTTTATTGGGACTTTGACTCCATTCCCGTTTATTTCGCTACCGAGGAAATAGACAGGAAATCATTAAAAATTGACTGCAAGGGAATAGACTACACGGTGGACGAAAGAGTAAATTTTATTACTACCGGAATAGGTGAATTCTCCGATAGGTTTATAAAGGCCATACAGGAGATAGATTCGGAATGGATTATTTACATTCAGGAAGACATGTGGCTGAAAAGAGGGATCCCCAGCAATCTTATAAATCAGCTTATAGAGTGTGCGGAGAGCGAAAATGCAGACTCCATTAAAATACACGCTGTCCTTTATTATTACGAGCAATATAGACTCGAGAAGACTGATCTTATGATAGATGGAAAGAGACTATTGAGATATTCTCAAGGTGATAATTTCCTTCTGTCGCATAATGCAACGATCTGGAGAAAAGACTATATTTTAAAGCATCAAAGAGTGGGAGAAAATCCATGGAAAAATGAGATAGTCGGAAGTGAAAGAATGTCAGCAGAAGCTCATAATCATTTGCATTATAATATTAATTGGTATTGCCAGCCCGGTGTAGCTGAGAAAGGTGATTTTTCTAAAGAGTTTCATGTTTATTCACACGTAGTGGATCACATGAAATACCTTGATCTGAAATTTGCATAGGCTTGGAATATTTAGTAATTTATTGACTATGATCACAAAAGAATATGGAAAGTAAACTTGTAAAAGAAAAATACATAGATTCTATAAATAGATCCATTTCTGGTCCTAGAATAGCTAGGAGGTTTTCTAATAATTCGAAAAGCATCGCATCCTTTGTGCATAATTTTATAGATGGCCCATTTTTAGAGGTGAAGAATGCTCAGGAGGGCCAGACATATCGTGTTGAATTTAGAGACGGAAATGGACATCTGCATTACTCGTCTGATCTTGCCAATAACATGTGGGCTAAATCATCGATAAAATATTACACAAAGTGGAACATAAAAGCTATAAATGGGGGCAGCTGTGTATATGACTACACTCTGGATTATTCAAACCAGAGAGTTTACATATCTCTGGAGTCTTCATCGATAGGGGATAATCTTGCTTGGATGCCGTATGTTGAAGAATTTAGAAAGAAGCACAATTGCCACGTTATAGTGTCCACCTTTCACAATTCAATATTTGAGAGCAGTTACCCAGATCTCGAGTTCATAAACCCGGGTGAAACCGCTCACAATATAAACGGGCAGTATATGATAGGATGGTTTTATGATGAGACTAGAGAACCTGCTTTGCCCAATACCGTGCCTCTTCAAAAAGCTGCAACAAATATATTGGGTCTTGACTTCCAAGAGCTAAGACCTAAATTATCTTTCGATAGATTAAATAGACCACACGATAAAAAGTATGTTGCAATCTCAACTAGCTCAACTTCTGGTTGTAAAGAATGGGAGCATGACAAATGGCAGTCGCTAGTTAATTTTCTCAAGGAAAATGGTTACGATGTTGTCGTTATTCAGAAGGCTGGAACGGAACTAGAAGGTGTAATCGATTGGACTGGTCCTGATCCTCTGGAAAAGAGAATGAATCAGCTATATCACGCTGAATTTTTCATAGGTCTTGGATCTGGGGTAAGCTGGCTTTCATGGGCAGTTGGTACACACGTTGTAATGATAGCTAATTTCTCGGAGGAGGGCCACGAATTCACAGAAAATACAACAAGAATAACGAATAAAAATGTTTGTAACTCATGCTGGAATAACAGAAACTTTAAGTTCGATAAGGGCGATTGGTACTGGTGCCCTATAAACAAGGGAACTGATAGGCAGTTTGAATGCCACAAATCTATTTCTCTAGAGATGGTTACCGATAAAATTAAAGAAAAAGGATTACTAAAATGACAAGTGTAAATTTACCGGACGATGTTCTTCTGGAAATACAAGATCTTCTTTCCAGAATAAGTTATGCAAAGATGGATCTAGGAGAAGCACATCTATCAGTATCCAGTTTTGAAAAAGAGCTGGAGAATTTGAAATTGGAAAGAGAGAAAAAGTTAGGAATTTGTGTGGATCTTGAAGAAGAAAAGACCAGATTAGTGATGAGAATAGTGGAGAAGTACGGTGAGGGTGATCTCGATCTTCACACAGGTAAGTACTTTGTAAAGTAAACTGGCAACTCTGGCGGGTGATATATAGGGATATCACTATCAAATAAGACCAGAGTAAATGAGTTTCAACCCGGAGGATAGGCTTCCCAAGCCAATTAATAAAGTTTTGAATTCTAATGGTGAGCAATATGATCTCACTAATCCTAGATTCACAACTGCAGATGGGCTAGAGAATACAACTAAAATACCTTTCTCTTCCACTGATGATTATTTTTCTACACAGGAAGCAGCTGAGGCAAGAGCTCAACAGATAGGCTGCGGCGGATATCATACCGTTATAATAGAGGGTAAACTTTATTATAGACCATGTGAAACCGCCAATTACTATTCAATAAGAAAACAGCAATTAGATTCTGCCCTTAATTTCCAGTATATAGGTAATTATAGGGTTTTAACCTGGGATTCCCCGTTTATTGGTGTTAGACAATATAAGGGTTGGCTTCTGGATGCTTCTTATAGTAACAATAGTGGACCTAGTGTAAACCCCAATGATGTACTTGTTGAATTTAGATACTCCATAGACGGGGAATCGTGGTCTCTCTGGTCAACGGTTGGTACAGCAATGAACAACTTCTCAAACACGGAGGCTTCTCTTTTCGTCATAGATCTTGATCCTGCAGATAAATTTTATCCCGAATTCAGATTCACATCTGTTCTTGTTAATCCGGATGGAACTTTGGGATATGAAAGTAACGAACCTGTAGATCCTAATGTTACGATAGTTGATTTCCAATTAGATCTTGAGTATGACCTGGACTATTTGTCAAATGCTTCTCTAGATAATAAGGTTATAGCTCCGGCACTCAGATGCTCTAACGAGTACACAAACAGACCCGTTATTTTCGACGATTGCAGATTTACTTTCAATCCTTATGCTGTTAACAGAGCTCTTAACCTATATCAGGATTTGAGCAAAATAGTTAATAAAGTATTTGGACTCGATGTGAACTATTACTCTGTTCAACCACAGGCGAGAGGAAAGGATGTGATATTAAAGGAGTATACACTATTCAATGTTGTTGATGAGAAGTGCATAAAAGTTCTAGTGAACCAGAATCAGTTTCCTGATAACAAAATTAACTACGATCCATTTGGACTTCAGTTTGACGAGCCTTTTGAAATACAAATTGACAGAAGATATTTTGAGGGAATATTTGGAAATGGGTCCCAACCAAGAAAAAGAGACATAATTTATTTCCCAATAACCAACAGAATTTATGAAATAAACTCAACCTATCTTTTTAGGGATTTTATGAATGCGCCTGTCTACTATAAGATAGAGCTTAAGAAATATCAGCCTAAGAGTAATACTTATTTTCAAGATCCCGCTTATAAAGAAGAATTGGACGGGATTGCTCTTAGCACTCAAGAACTATTTGGAGCAGAGGTAACTAGTGAGGAAGAAAAAGTAACTAAGAGACAGCAGTATAATGAAACAACTTATGTGAGATCCCAGGATCCGATTAGATCTTACATATATTACAATTTGTCTATTATAGGCTACGATCTTAATAACAACTGGACTATAGTCCTAAATAACTATTATGATCTGGAATCCTCATTTGTTGATAATTCCGAATTTACCACTGAACCTTTTAAATATAGGAATGCGATAAGATACAAGGATCTTCCTAAGCTTGGCACTAAAGAGGAATTGTCTTTAACGTCATGGTGGAATCTTAGAAACGCATATGATGATACCAAGCTTAGAAAAATAGGATTCCCTGTTATAAACGTGAACGTTTCTTCCTATACTGAATCTTATGTTGTTTATTCTACATACCCTATTAAACATAACCTAACTGTATGGACTAGCTATGCAGATAACCCGAACGGATATGTAGCTATACAGGGCGATGCTGCTCACAGCGGTGGTTATCTTGTTAGAAGTGTAATAGACGAGTATACTTTTACGACAATAAACAGGAGCGTCGATTTTGATCCTGGAGTTACAGTTTGGAGAATGCAGAAAGCACAATCCAGAAATTTCCTAAGTGGACTCTATATGGATGGACTTGAGTATAGGGGTTTTAGATTTGACCTTATACACTCAGGATCGATAGAGCAGGATGCTACGAATTATATCCAGCAAGGAAGCTTCTATCTCAGACTTAATAATGATATAGAAATAAATTCACCTCTGCAATTCACAGCAAAACATGGTGAGTGGTATGCGGTGGTTGTAAATGTATCAAACAAATACAAGCAGGTTTCTATTAACGCTTGGCAATTATCATATGATCCGATAAATCCTCAGTCGCAATCTAGCGAGCTGATAAAGATTCATGAATATGTACAAAGCCTAGAACTACCCGTTTTGTTTGATGCACCTTCTAATATTGTAACTGATGTTAGCAGCCCATTCTATGGAACGGATCAGAACTCCTATAAGGTGTTTACTTCTCCTTTATATTTGTCTAATATAAGATTGTTCAAGAATATGATAGATATAGATAATCAATCAACCGTCTTAAACCAAAATATTGTGAGAGACACACAGCTTGCACACATTATAGACAATGCTAAACCGCTACTGAACGTACCTAGGTTCGTTCGCAGCCGTTAATTTTTCATTTATGCCACGTAGAAAACCTAAAATGAACAAGGTGGTCGAGGAAAAAATCAAGGAATCACTCGACTCCATTATACTTAATGAAAATCTGGATTCTGTTGAAACAGGAACAGGTGAACTTCCTAGATTGAAAACCACTGTACAAATGGATTTCGAGGAGGAGAAGATATCGGCTGCGATAGACGCTAAATCCCTTCTAGATTCATTAGCTCAGTTTTATCTTGATGAAGCGGGTTCCGAGAATAATCCATATCTTGAATATCGTAAGAAGATAGATTCTATGAATATTTCATCCATGACATTCCAGCTTAAGAGTGCTCAGCATGCTATAACAAAGCTGCTAGAAGAGATAGACATGGGAAATATGACACCGAGACTCTTCGAGGTTCTTGCACAACTACAGGGACAGGTGATACAGATATCAAAAGATCACCAGGCCTATTTGGATAAGATGGAGAAGAGTTACAAAGTAATGAAAGGTGATATGGAGCAGAAAAATTACAACGGTGCGGTAAGAATAGGACCAGATGGCGAGTACACTGAGCCAGCTAAGGGACTTGGAGATGGATCTGGTATTAAAGTCAGGGGAACAAGAGGGCTAATGGAAAACCTTAGGGATTTAATAGGAACTGAGATAGTTGACGTTAAACCAGAGGAGATAAAGCCAGGTGCAGTAGTAAATGCTAGGGATAAGATAAGGATGGACGCAGAAGAAAAGGGATATGAAGGTGAAATACCAGAGGGCGAGGACGATCTTCAAATAGAGGATGATCTTTTTAATTAATTTTTATGGCAGAGGAAATAATAAAAAATCAGCAGGATCCTAATGATGGAAATTATTGGAGTACTGCTAAAGTCAACGAGCTACTTAGAAAGGCGGATGAGGAGGGGCTAGACTTTAAAAGTGTAGACAACCCCTTTCATGACAACAATCCGGAGCTTAGAAGATCCAACGTACTTTTTGAATATAGCCAGGAGGAAATAGTAGAAATTGACAAGTGCGCAAGAGATGTCATCTACTTTGCAAAATATTGTCAAGTTATGACCGATACTGGTTTAGCCTACATTAAACTGAGGGAATACCAGGAATCTGTTCTTAGAGAATATCAGGCTAATAGATTCAACATATTCTTGGCTCCAAGACAGGTTGGTAAATCCATAATGTCTGCTGTTTTCCTTGTCTGGTTTTTACTTTTTAACCATGATAAAAATGCGATGATCCTGGCAAACGTTGGTGACACTGCAGAGGAATTAATGGATAAAATCAAGGCAATCATAAAAGGACTTCCGTTCTTCTTAAAGCCCGGTATGATGGTAAATAATGTGATGTCTATGCGGTTCGATAATGGATGTAGGGTTATTGCTAAAACAACCACAAAGACATCCGGTATTGGATTCACCATACACTTTCTATACATGGACGAGTTTGCCCACATTAATCCATCTTTTATGGAAGCATTCTTTAGATCCACATACCCAACGGTGTCCTCATCTAAGGTATCCCGAATCATTATAACTTCAACCCCAAATGGGATGAATAAATTCTATGAGATGTATATGGGTGCTGTTAAGAAGGAGAACACATTCAATCCTATTAGGGTTGACTGGTGGCAGGTTCCTGGGAGGGATGACGTTTGGAAGCAAAATGAGATATCTAACCTGGGGTCTGAGGAGTTATTTAACCAGGAATATGGAAATCAGTTCCTGAGCTCCTCCACTCTTTTATTGGGATCACAGGAGCTTCAGAAGATAAAAAGAAACGAGGTGGAGTATGTTTGGAGGGAGATCGACGTTTTTCACTATGCTGACATTAACTATGAGAATTTTCTATGGCACCCAAAATTTGATATAGATAGCGCTACAGAGGGAAATAAAAAATATGTCGTTTCCGTAGATTTATCTGGGGGTAACAAGGGGGATTTTACTGTGATAAACGTTTTTAAATTATCACCACTTCCTAGAAAGGTTATAGAAAGAATGGATGAATACGAGGACGAGGGTGATTTTTTCGGACTAATTCAGGTTGGTATACTGCGAGACAATGAGATAAAGCTGGAGGATGTTGTCAAGCTATTGAGAATATTGGTAAAGAATATATTGGGAGTAGAGGCTGTAAAGATAGCTCTCGAGATTAATTACAAGGGAGAACTTCTAGTCGATAAGTTTTTATCCGATGAGGATCTTTTCGAGGAGATTTTTGTCTATACCAAACACTCAGAATCAGCTCGATCGTCAAGAGTTGGTATTAAATACAACGAAAAGAATAAAATGAAGAACTGTGAGCAGCTTAGAACATTAGTTAGAGCGGACAGAATTCTCATAAACGATAAAAAATGGACTGTACCTGAATTGTTTACGTTTGGCCTGAATTCTAGAGGAACATATTCTAGCCAGACGGGCCATGACGACGTAGCTATGTCGTTAGTCAATCTCCCATCAGCTTTCGAAAGCGGTGATTTCTACCAGCTAGCGGGTGAGCTTTTCGATTCGATGGATAACCAATACAAGGGGTTGATATTAAACAGAATGGGAGACACGGGGCAGTCCCAGACGCAGGATGAATTTGGATTCAGAAATGCTGGACCTTCCACAAAGGACGGTAAAAGCTTCAAGGACTTTAGTTCCATGATGTAACCCTTCTTTTTCTAATCCAGTTTGATATATAGACAAAGAAGAAAAAAATCGTAAAGAAATAATGGCACAACAAATTAAAATCGACTACTCACAATTTAGAGCATCAGGCGTTTACACATTAGAATTTGACAGTTCTGCTAGTGTAATTTTAACGTCTACCACTATAAGATTGGTAGTTGGATTCTCTAACAAGGGCCCATTCAACACTCCAGTTTACATACCAGATGCAACTACAATGATCTCGGTTTTTGGCGACATTGACAGATCCTTAGAAAACAGAGGATCTTTCTTCCAAAGATCTATCTTAACCTGTTTAAATGCGGGTCCAGTTTTTGCTTTAAATCTTTTGAAGCTTAACAACGATGTTGATAGCGCTACACCGGATCTAGTGAAGTATAGATCATATTCTGTTGACACTGAGCAATATAATGGTATTTTAACCAGTAAACTGTATTCCTCTTTTTATAATAAGGAAAGATTCTGGTTTGCTTCACCTGAATATTTCTTAGCTACGCTGAGCCTTTTGGATCAGGGAAGATTATTGAGCTTAGTTAATCTTGGACAACAGCCAATGAGCGTTATCTTAAGAAAATCTACGGATTCTACAACTCCAATAAAGGGATACAATATATTCGCTATAGATTGGTATGGTGCTGATAACGTTCCTAGTTTTATGCATCCTTATGATTACATACAGGATTACTTTATAGATGTAATAGCGGTTTCCGGAAACTTTACCAATTATCCGCAACTCTCTGTAGATCCACAGTGGAGTCAATATTTCACAGCAAATGGATTTATCAAGAGCCAAATGGATAATTTCCTTAATAACCCTAATGTTCAACTACTTGTTTACCAAACAGGGTGTATTATACCTGACTTTACCGATTTGAATGGTGTGAACCAATACATCCAAACGCTAATTAATAACAACACTGCTGCAACGGGATTATTCTGTGCGGTGGACGAAAAAGCATTTGATGATATCTGTAATAATGTTTATAAGATAGATCTTGTTGGTAACAATCTTATTGACGAATTAACATCAGATAGGGATCTTCTAAGCCCAAGACTTGATTTTCTAAGTTATGATCAAGCTTTGTTAGCTGACTATCTTTATACTGAAAATAATTACGGTGTAACGGGAGCTTCCGGTGCAACTGGAGGTAATATGTACGTTGGTACTTTGTTCGATCCTATTACATTTGGTGCTACCGGTGGTACAACCGATAAGGGATTATATGCTAACAATTTCCAAGCTTATGATCCTGATGCATTCGATGGAGGGTATCACTATATCATTACAGGAACAGGCGGATCTCCTGCTTTAACGACATCTCAAAAATCAGCTCTTAAGACTTTCTGTGATATCGCATCTTCCGCAGATCAGAAATTCATTATAGGTAAAGCTACGATACCAGCTGGCGTAACAGGATCGGTTCCATTAAGCTTTGGTGGTGAAAATAGCACACAACTAGTTAAGCTTAAAATAGCTTTAACTAAGACCTCTGGCTCTGAAGTTAAGATCCTTTGGCAGCATCCTTTGGATACCGCTTACTACAGATCTCAAGGTATAACAGTCGAGCCTTGGTCTTATCTACAACAGGTACCAATCGATCCCGATATTGCTTTCTTAAATTCAGGAGTTGGTGTATACCAATTCGGATGGGCGAATAGAGTGGGTGAGGAGGACATATTGAATCCAGATGGAGCCGGCGTAACTGGTTCTGGATTCCCTGATGGATATTCGAACTCTCTGATAGCTTATTCTATGTCCGAACCTTATATAGATTATCAATATAACGAGACCGCGGACGGTGACATAATATGGAAAAATTCAGACGGTACTGACATTCAATATTTAGATTATCAAAGTTTGGTTGATAGAGATGGATTTGCTTATGTGGCTCTTAGAGCTTTCAGCAACACATCTAGAGATATTACTAGCTTAGAGGATATTGCAGCATTTGGTGCTTCTTACGCTTCAGATAACGTTGGATTACCTGTTTCTTCAAACAAGATAGACATCATATCCCAAAATGGAAACATAAACGAATACCTTAATGTCATAGCGAGAATAGACGCCACAACATTTACTGTCGGTCTTGACGCTCTAGGAAACGTTCCTCTAGCAGTAGGAGATTGGATAGTATCTACCGACCTTAATATATGTTTGGATGCCGCTGGAACTAGACAATCGAGATTAGGAAAGATAACCACAGTCTCTGCAACTGCAACAAGCGGAGTTTATAGAGTAACATGTGCTAGACCAGTTCTTTACTATTCCGGAACACCTTTAAGAGTACAGAAATTCACATCAATCGAGGACTTTACCACTTCCTTTGATTTCACTTACTTCCAAGGTTTCACTATGACCGAAAGGCATAGACCAAATGGAACTGATGCTAGAATAACTGAGATATTAGATGTACTTTATAATACTGATCTAGCTATAGCACTTGCTAATAAGGACGCTATAACTTACAGATACATCATAGATACATTCTCTGGACAGATACTTCCTAACTCTAAGTATCAATTGAGTAAGTTGGCAATGATGAGACAACAATCACTTGCTATCATCAACGCTCCTTCTACTGCTCAATTCCAGGCTTCTACTGATCCTAGATTCACTGATGCACCAACTGCTACCGATCCTAAGCCTTTGTTAAATACAGCTTATATTGCTTCAGGAGGTAACTTATCACTGAATCCTACATACACGTTCAGTCTTCCTTCCGAAGCAGATGGAGCTAAATTCTGTGCATTCTATACTCCTTATATCACTATAAGAGAGGCTAATAGAAACGTAAACGTTCCCCCTGCAGCACTTGTTTCTAATAACTTTGTTAGAAAATTTGCAACAGGTGAGCCTTATGCAATCGTGGCAGGTCAAAAGAGGGGAGTACTTGCTGGACAGACCATTGTAGGCGTAGAGTATGATTACAGCGACGCAGACAGAGGAAATCTAGAGCCATTCGGATTAAACCCAATCATCAGAAGAAAAGGGGTTGGCGTTGTTATATTTGGTAACGGAACTGCTTATCAGCAAGTTAATTCTGCATTCAGCTTAGTTCACGTTAGAGATTTGCTTATCAGCATCGAAACAGACACTAACCAAATCCTTTCTAACTACTTATTTGACTTCAATGAGGATTCGATCAGACTTGAGATTAAGACATTGGTTGATAACTACCTAGACGGTGTAAGAGCAGGTGGCGGTATTTATGCTTACAAGACCGTCATGGATGCTACTAACAATACCCCTGCTATCATTGATATGAATATGGGTGTTATTGATATTATCATTGAGCCTGCAAGAGGTATACAGAAATTCATAAACAGAATCACTGTAACCAGAACAGGCGGTATAGCTTCTGGAGGATTTATTCAGTTTGTTTAAAATTTAATGACTCAGAGGCAAATAGATAAATAGTTAATATATGGCAGGTCTACCACATTTTTCAAATTCGATATCATCGATGAATAACTTCGAACCGGTTTATTTAAACCAGTTTGAGGTAGTAATAAATCCTCCAGCAGCTGTAGCTGGAGGACCTATTCTTTTGCAGCATGTAACGAAAGTTTCGGGTATGGAAGTAGACAAAAATCCAGCACCTGTAGCTCAAAAGTACAAATTTGCAAAAAGAAACTATGCTGGTGCTAAGCCAGATACGACCGGAATGACCATTTCTATGAGCTTTACCGTCAACCTTAACGATGCCAATTCGATGTACGTTTTCAAAACTCTTAGACAGTGGACAGATCTAATTTACAATCCGCTTACTGGTGCAATGGGAGTGAAGAACGATTATGTTGGATCTATAGTTATATCTGTTTTCAATAAAAACGGTGACGTTTTCAAAAGAGTAGTATGTAAAGACTGTTTTCCTCTTAGCGCAATTAATGCGATGAACCTTAACTATGGGGCAGAAGAGGTTTGGAAGATAGATAATATGGAATGGGCGGTTGACTACTGGGAGGATTTATTCCTATAAAAAAATTTATAAAAAATGGCAGGATTACCTCATTATACTAATTCTCAAGCTGCTATACAGCTTTACGAACCAGTTTATCTTAACCAATTCGAGGTTATTATCAACACCCCAGCGGGTGTTCAGCAGTTACCAGGTCTTAATGGTGAATTGATATTGACCCAGCAGGTTAAGGCTATCTCGGGTATGACCGTTGATATACAGCCAGCTGGCCCGGTTGAGCAGTTCTATAAATTCGCTACTAGAAGATATGCAGGCGGGGAGCCATCTCAAACTGATATGGATTTGACGATGGAATTTGAAGTTAACCTTAACGAGACCAATTCTATGACCGTCTATAAGACGCTTAGACAGTGGTCTGATCTTATCTATAATCCTCTAACTGGTGCTATGGGATTAAAAAGGGACTATGTTGGATCTATGGTTATCTCTATCTTCAATAAGCAAGGTGATGTATTTAGAAGAATAAGAATACCCGTTTGTTTTATAAGTACACCTATACCAGCTTTAGAACTAGATTACGATCAGGGGTCGAACATTTACACAATCAGCATTTCGTGGAAGTGTGATTACTGGGAAGATCTTTTCCTATAAAATAAGAAACTTAAAGGGAAAGGGCACTATAAATTGTGTCCTTTTTTTGTGGACCGTTATATAAATTATAACAGAATACCCTAATAACTATGAAGAACTTATCACCTGAGGAAATTCTTAGAAATAAAGAAGCAGCTAGCGGATTTGTTTATGATGAACCGAAAATAGAAGACATGCAGAAGGCACAGACAACAGCTTCTGAGATTCCATCTATATCAGAAAATGCTTACGAGTCGTACGTTTCAGCTGGCCAACCTATGGCCAGGGCGGAAATGCAGGAGCAGCCAACACCCACCTCCTTAGGTAGAGTTGAAAGAAAACCTGCATATCCTCAACAAGAACAGCCGGTAAACAATGCTCAGAAACAGCCTGGTGAGATCGGGTGGAAGAATATACCTATGCACATACTACCATCCAAGGGGATGTTCTATCCGGACGGAACTAGAATAGCGATAAGAGCAGCAGAAGTAAAAGAGATAAGGCACTTCTCAACGATAGACGACGAGGATAGATTAGACATAGAGGAGAAATTGGGTTATATTCTCGAGAAATGTATGACCATAAATTTTCCTGATTCTGGGATAGTTTCTTATCAAGATCTGAAGTCTGAAGATAGATTTTTTATAATTCTAGCAATCCGTGATTTGACTTTTACCAAAGGTGAGAATAGCATAATATTGATACCCAACAATCCTTGCGAATCTAGAGATTGTCCAGTAAGAGATGGATTTGAACTTAGAACCGGTGTCTTATCTATGTACGAGATAGAGGATAAGATATTAGAGTACTATGATGCTGAAAGAAGGTGCTTTTCTTTCGATATAAAGAAACTAGATAAGAATATTAAAATGTTTGTTCCTAGCATAGGAGTTACGAAAAGAGTATCTGATTTTATCATAGCACTTGCTAAAAAAGGTATTGAAGTAGATGATGCTTTTGTACAGATTTCTCCTTTTATATTCGAGGATTGGAGAACTTTAACCGAGGGCTATTTCCAATCCAGGCTAAGAGAAAGCGATTCCTGGTCTAAAGAGGAATTCAGTCTTTTATTCGAGCTTTCTGAAAAGATAAAAATAGGTACAAAATCTAAGGCATTAATAAGTTGTCCTAAATGCGGTGGCAGGGAGGTCACCGCTGATATTACCTTTCCCAAAGGGCTTAGATCCCTTTTCGTTATTTCAGATATCCTTGGAGAACTTCTTTGATCTGAAGTTCAGATTGTGGAAAGAGCATGGACTTGATCCCGAATGGATTGAGAGTATACCATATTACGAATTCCAGATATGGATAGATAAACTCAATCTTGCGATTGAGGTAGATAATCAAGAAGCACTTTCGGAAGCTGGGAAAAGTACAGTTTTCTCTTTTAGAAAGTAATATTTGGATTAAAATATATAGAAATAAAGAATTCTTTAAATGCCTTCTAGTGAAAGTGAAAAACAGTTTATGGACTTATCCAGAAGTTTGGATAGTATAGTCGGTGAGCTAAAGAAAATGAATATTCCCTCCATAAAGGATGATATTAAAAAGCAGGGTGACATCATAGAGAGATCCCTAGGGAATGTTAAGGGGAGTTTCAGAAGAGGAGGAAAAACGAAAGATGATGGCGATTTTTTAGTCGGCGAGAATGGGCCAGAGGTTGTTTCTTTACCTGCAGGGTCGTCCATAATACCGCTGGATGTGTCCGATCTGATAGATGGGCTTAAGAATGTTTCTCAACTTAAAGATGACCTAAACGATAATGTATTAAATTATGATAAATCAAAAAAGGCAGTTGTTACACCTACTGGCGATTTTGACATAGATTTTCTAAAAAGCCAGATTGAAAAACAGATGGCCGATGATTTTCTGATGGATGTGGATGATGGAGGATCTAGTGCTAAAGCTGTAAGTGCTCTTGGCAAACTACAGGAGAAGATAAAAAAATCATCTACGGAGAATAAAGAGGGAACTGTCGATCAGGGTATAAATAAGAAAACTGGGCCAACCCCCGACGAGATAAAAGCGGAGAGAGAAAGACTTTTGGCTGAGGATCCCGAGTTTTATAGCGATCCTAAAAATTTACAGGATGAAATAGATTCCTATATAAGTAGCTATAACTTTGGACCTGGTTTTTCTTTCGGCAAGACAAAAGAACAAGAACTAGCAGTAAAGGAAAAGCCAAAGCAAAAAGAGGAAAGCGCAGAGAAAGCTGTAAAAGAAAAACCTAAAAAGGAGAAGAAAGAAAAAGAAGAAGGCGGAGGTCTATTTGCTAAGGCTAAGTCATCTGCTATTGGTAAGATAGCAGGAGGAAGTGCAATAAGTAGCGGGATTTCCCTTTTAGAAAAGAAAACCGGTTTAGGTAATAAAGCTGTTGAGCTCGGTGGAAAATTTGGTCTTTCTAAAGAAAAAAGTGAGAAATTATTAGCCTCTGGTAATAAAGGAGCAGCTAAATCCATACAAGCATTAGCTAAGAAAGTATCACAACCTAAAGCAAATGAAGAGGAGGGAAGTAAGGTAGTAAGCGAGAAGCCAAATCTAAATCCTCCCCCTAAACCAGCACCACCCGCACCTGAAGCAAAGGCAGCTCAAACCGCATCCTCAACCCCGGAGAAGGCTAAACCCTCAAAAACTGAAGCCCCTGCAAAATCTGAAACTAGCGAAGCTGGATCCAAAAGCGAAAGCCCATCTTCCTCTTCCGCATCTAAGACAGCATCTTCCGATTCGCAGATGTCAAAAGAAGATATTACGGATATTAAGAGCTTACTTAGCAAGATATCAAACACATTAGCTGGACCCTTAAATGTGAGCTCTTCTGAACCTTTTAGACCCGATTCTAGAAGAATTTAAAATACCCTCGGAGTTTCTGCGGGAAATTGTATTATATTTGTGGTATATCAAACTGCAATCAGTATGTCAGAAATAGTGCTTAGAAAAAACCTTGACTTTATAGACAGTGAATTTCTTGAAACCCATAGCTCGTGGAGGATTATCCCTCAAAGTGATTCCACATATTTACTTTTAACTGGTGATAGCTTATATTTGAACGAGAAAGAGGAGAGAATGGATTCTGTCTATTTAGAGATGGCTCAATCGTGGGGAAAAAATTCACACTGCAAAAGAGCTCAGGTTGGGTGCTTAATGGTTAAAAATAAATCGATAATATCGGATGGATACAACGGTTCACCGACAGGTTTTCCTAATGTATGTGAGGATGAAGAAGGGAATACTTTATCCTGGGTTCTGCATGCTGAGGCAAATGCGATAACTAAACTAGCTAAAAGTACTCAGAGTTCAGATGGATCTACGATATATGTAACATTATCCCCTTGTTTTGAGTGCTCAAAGCTTATCATACAGTCTGCAATAAAAAGAGTTGTTTTTACTGAGCTGTATAGAAAACACGATTCATTGTCCTTCCTTTTAAAAGGTGGGATCGAACTAATGAAATTATAATTTGTAAATATATTTATACATGATAGAACAAAAAGAGAAGGTTGAGAAAAACATTCAAAAACTTGCTGAGAATTTCTTATTCATTAAGAATGAAAAGTCATTCAAAGAACTTTTTGAAAGACTGAAGCCAGGTGTATTGAATCACTGCTATGTTATTTTAAAAGATAGAGAGCTAGCTGAGGATGCTTTTATCAACACGATGTCTAAGATCTGGACTAAGATAGATCAGTATGATGAAGAGAGAGGTAATTTTTCTACCTGGTGCTATAATATTGCACGGAACGAAAGTCTACTTCTGATTAAATCCAGAAACAAATACGTTTCTCAAAGTGAAAAGGAATTAGATTTCCATTCTAGTAAATATGATTCGATAATGGGCGAGCACTATGTACTGGAAAGCTCTTCTGATTATGCTTTTTTCGATGAAGAAAATACAGTAGAGTCTGTGTATGAATCCGTTATTGACGAGATAAGAACATTGCCTGAACTATACAGGGATATTATGGTAGATCGAGAGATTAATGGTATGAAGTACAAGGACATCGCAGTTAAATATGGAATTAAGAAAAGATCCATAGCTACAAGAATAAGAAGAGCAAGAGCTAAGATCAAGAAGAAAATGGGGAAACAATAAGTCATTATCTCAATATAAATTAAAAGTTTACATTATGTTTGGAGCAATAAAAGAGTTTTTTCTATATCTTAAATATCGTAAGATAGTCAAGAGCGAGGCTGCAAGCGACATAATTTGGACCAGGAGGGGCCTTAGATACGATTGGCTTTGCCGGATTTATACTGTAGTAAACCTCCCGCCCCAGGTAACTATGTCTAGAGACTTGCCTCTGGAGGTCAGACCCTCTTTTGTTTTTGAAACTGTAAAGCCCATCAATGATTATTTTAGGAAAATCGGGCTGGAAGAGATGCTAACAGTTTCTTTAGATCCTATAGAAACAACAAACAATGAATCCTATCTAGTGGTTTATTATTTTGTTTTTAAGAAACTAACATGGTTGTGGTTTTTATTCTATTTTCTAATAGTTCCTGCTGCTTCTATTTGGACAGTAGTTCATTTTCTTTTATAAATTAACGCATTCATAGATGAGAGAAATACTTTTAAGTGAGAAGAAAAGGATTGAGGAAAAACTCAAGGTCTTCAAGGATCCAAATTTTCTATTTGACGAACCTTCACACACATATACTTTTTCTGGAAAAAAATTCGATTCGGTTACAACTTTTCTTAAGAACTTCAAAGAGCCATTTCAAAGGGATTATTGGGTAAGGGAAAAGGCAAAACAAAGAGGAGTTGATCCTTCGGTTATAGAAAATGAATGGAAGACAGCTGCTGATAAATCGACCGTTTTAGGAACTAATGTACATAAATGGATTGAAGACTTCTGGATGGATTTAAACCCAGAGATGCCAGATAACGAGGAGGAGGTTCACCGCATCATGAAGTTTAAGGATATGTACGATCAGAAATTAAAGGATCTTGTTGCATTACCCTCTGAATTAAAGATATTTTCTAAAAAGTGGAGATTGGCAGGTACGATAGATCAACCGTTTCTTCTTTGGGACGATAAAAGCAAGAAAGTCCTGGTACTTATAGGAGACTGGAAAACAAACAAGGAATTTAAACACGATGATCATCCTAAGGGGAGATATAAGAAATTACTTAGACCCTTCCACACATTATACGAGAATCAACACAACGAGTATTCTATACAGATTTCTCTATATAGACTAATATTAGAGGATGAGATAGGATTGGAAACGGAGAGTGGATTTTTGGTTCACATAGGCCCAGAAGGTCCTGCTAGAATATTTCCAGCTAAGGATCTTAGAGCACCACTCAGAGCTTATCTCGATCAAAATAGGGCTGAACTTGATATCTTTGATATTGGATAAAATTGTGAAACTTATTGCTGAAAAAAACTATAAATTAAAAAATAAAGAAAATGGCTAGAAACAAAGAAAAGAAAGAAGAAATTAATTTAGCATCATCCGCTAATTTGGACAGATTACCAGGTGAAGTTGAAACTATGGAATTTGACGGGATTCACATTTCTGTAGACGAAGAAAAGGTAGAAAGGTTGCAAAAGGAATTGGATGAAAAGATAGAGGAATCTAGAAAAAAAGTATATGCTGTTTCGATGGACTCTGAAGTTTTCCAAGGATTTAAGAAGTACATAACAGAGGAAGCTGAATGGAGCTCAACTGAATCAATTGGTATTGTCGAGATTAGCAAGTCGATTGCTAAGATTGAAAAAGAAGGTATTAAGGACAACATGGTTTACATGACATCTTTAACATTGGAAGCCAGCCACTACTTCGTTTCTAAATCTAGAGGTAAGGGATTGGAAGAGGCTAAAAATTTCATTAAGCTTTATAAGCCTATTGACATTGCTTTGAACGACGTAAAAGAAGACAATAGACAGATTGAGGACATCAGGAAGAAGCTAAATGCTGCCCAACAAGGAATTGAGTTAGCTTAATTCTTTCAATTATAGTTTACTTTTAAAAAGCCGGATATCCGGCTTTTTTTCTTTTTCCAAAATAATATTAGATAAATACTTAGTACCTTAAATAATAAATTATGAAAACTTTAGAAAAAATTAAAGAACACTCATGGGCAATTGTGATATTTCTCCTCCTTGTTGTGTTTTTAAAGCAATGTGGCGTTAATAGAGAAATAAGCAGGATTGACAGGGAGATTAAAAAAATAACTCAATCTACGGATTCAATTCAGGGATCTCTAGTTACTAAGGAGCAAATGGACAATGCTCTTAAGCAAAATATGTTCAATTTTCTTATTTACGAGGATGACTTTGATAAAGGAAAGACCTCGTTGTCTGATATAAAGTCAAAAATAGAAACCCCTAACAAGTAATTGAAATGGATAAGAAATGGCTTAAATACTTTATAATAGGGACATTTGTTTCTCTGTATCTTGTTGTTTCTATAATTTCGACAATACATGTTATACAGTTCTTCGATCTGACCAATCCAAAGTGGCTTTCTGTTTCTCTTGCTATAGCATTTGAACTCGGTGCAGCTGCTTCCTTAGCTTCTTTAATTGCTCTGGATAAAATGAACAAATTTTTAGTCTGGATCCTGTTTATAGTTCTTACCGGAATGCAAGCTATGGGCAATACATATTATGCCTACATTAACATACACGACTTCCAAGGATGGTCCGAACTTTTTGGACTTGTCGAGGAAGACGTTATATTCCAAAAGAGAATACTATCCCTTATAAGTGGTGCAATACTTCCTCTTGTCGCTCTTGGATTTATAAAATCGCTAGTTGACTATATAAAGCCTGAGGAAAATAAGGAAGCTCAATTGACGCAATTAGAGGAAACATCCGAATCCGAAGAAGCACCTTTCGTTTTGGAAGAATTAAAATCGGATAGTTCGGAAATTAATGAAAATGAAAAGTCTGAAAATAACGTTGATGTAATAAGTATATCCGAGATGAAAGAAGAGACGGATCGTGTTTCAGATCATTCTAATGACAGCATCGCTGATTTCCAGTACGTAAACGTGAATCAGAATTCACAAGAGAGAGCTCAGTCTATTATACATCAGGATTCGCATGAAATAATGAACGCTAACTCTAATAGATACCCATCGAAAAAAGGTGTACCACCTTTTGTATAAGCAATAAATAAGATAATAAAATGGCAGATTACGCACAAATCCAGCAGGAGTCAAACAACTTAAATTACGATGGCGGTGGAAGCACTGGTGGAACGTATAACCAGACTGTACAGGGTGGATCTAATAGTGCTCCTGTTTTTACTCCTGGCGTTTGTACATTTACTGCCAAATACACCAACGTTGCCCTAACTAGGGAGACGCTGCCACTCATCGATTGGACCTTTAAGTATAAGAACCAGCCCGCTGTATTTAGATACTTTAAATCAGCTTTTAATGTGTGTTTACAATCCAATGTAATGGACACATTAAATTTAGCTTCGTTTTTCCACCCGTTCTTATCTTTCTCCAGCTACCAGAAGCAAACTTTTGTAATAGACCCTGATACTTCAATAGACGTGGATACTGGTAATTTTGCTAACACTCTAAATGAGGTTAGCTTCGTGTTGGCAAGAGCATACTACTTACCAACACAGAAAGGTGCGGCTAGAGTTTTATTCTGGGATTACGACGGTAACACTAGATATCCCATGGGGGAGCTCATGGTTTTAACCGGTGCTGTAAAGGAAGATCAGTACTGGAAAGGATGGAATATAAGTTCTTTTGCTAACATCGGTCACACAGGGCCTGTTTCCAATCCTAGTCTAGGCGGCATCACCTTTACAAATCCTACAGCATCGCCAGTTAAACTGGTAGTAATAACAGCAAATTAATATGGCAACAAGACCCGTTATATGTCCCTATATTGAACCAGAGGGATTGAAATTCGAAAGAACAAATCTGGTTATAGACTCGAATAGAATGGCTAACCCCCAAATAGTTTTAATGCTGGAGGATTTGCTATTTGACGTGCCAGCATATTCCAAGTCTACTATAAATCTTAAAGCTAGCACATGCGCACTGATAAGTCAGGCTGATATAGCAGATCCGGGAGGATTTGTTAGTTTCATAGCAATTAAAGCTGTTTATCCAGCCGGTACTTTAGAAAAAGATAAATTTATCACGTGGCAGTACAGGGGTAGAGAATACTTCATGGGTGAACTTACTGTTTTAAGTGGAGCTAATGTTACAACGTTCGATTCTGAAGAATATGGATGGAATCTTGCTAAACCAGGGCCTATTTATCAAGACGGCGGTATTACAGTGTGCAATCCGCATACAGATAAAAGGGTAATCCTAGAGATATTGGTTTGCAGATAATGATATATAGACCAAAAAGTACTCTGAAAAAGATATATAGAATACAAAAAAATTATTAACTCATGGACTTCATTAACAAAGTACAAAAATTAAAAGAAACTACTACCTCTCCAGAGGTTAAATCCCTATGCGAGAGCTTCTTAAATGATAACTCAAATAAGAATATCCTTATGGAAGGACTTAAAAACTCTAAAGACGAGGCAGTTTCCGGTTTCTTAAGAGAAAATACATCAAACATTTGGAATGATTTCAGAAATCAAGAAATGGAAGCTTCTAAAAAAGCTGCTAATTCCCTTTTGGAATCATGGAATCAAGGAACACCAAAAGGTGCCAATGCGGGAACATGGATTGCTCCGTCCGCTGAAGATAGCAAAAAAGAGAGCGTAAATTCGCTAAACGAGTCGCTTTCCCAGATAAAGGGAGATAAGGCTGTTAGTTCTTTTTTAACGTCAGAGTCTATTAAAAATTTGGGTGTACTAGAGTCTGTTAAGTCTCTTCTAGATTCTCCAGTATCAGAGCACATGAAAGCTAAGATAATGCTAGAGAACTACAAGAACATCCTTGTTAATAAGAACGTTCCCGAGTATTCCGTTATTGAAAATTTTGTTAATGATTTAAGCCAATTGACTTGGGATGCTAAGTCTAAAGAAATATTCGAGTCTCTTTCTTCAAAAGTTAATGACTTCAATAGAGAAATATACGTTTCTAAAGTTATAGATTCAATTAAAGGATCTGGATCTAGAGAATTTTATTCAGATCTTTACGAGGCACTAAATGAATGGATGGTTTCTAAAGACAAGTCTAACGGTTTGTTAGTTAATCAAATTTCTAAATATTCATTCAATCCTGTGGTTAGAGGACTTATTAATTATCTAAATATGAACGAAAGCCAAAAAGATTCTAGCAGATTATCTATACCTGAGACAAATCAGGGTGAATCTTATGTTGAAAGAGTCTATTCTGCAATGGCTGCAAATGAAGATCAAAATTTTGCTTTTAGCCTTGGTGGATTTATTTTCGAGGCAACTGAAAATGGAGTTCATAGAATAGACGCAAAGACCGCTGCTTCATCTTATGGTAATACATTTGTTAACTTATTGAACATAACATCTAGACCTGATGTAAAAATAAACGAGGCAGGTGTACACTTCACAGTCGGTAAGAAAGTGGTTACCATTACAGAGGGAACCGAAAACAACCCTAATGTATTTGTCGGAAGAAATAAATTAAGCTTCTCTAATGTTAATGAGATGGCTAAGATCATAGGCCTAGAGGTTTCATCCTATATGGGATATAACGATATGTCTCTTGTAAAGGATATCGCTATTGTTTATGAAAACTTCAACTCTTTCGTTGAGCTTGATTTTGCTAAATCGATCATTTCTAAAATTTACGAGGGACTTTCAGTTAACCTTTTCAAATGGAACGATAAGATCTACTTGCAAAGAATAAATGAGGCTATGAGAGAGAATTCAATATTCTCTGTGAACAGCATACAGGCAGTTAACATTGTAAAGGAGACATTAAGATATGACATCTCTGAAGGTTTAACTGAATTCTTGGTTGGCGAATTAAGAACTAAAGCTATTCTTCTTAATGACAGAACCCAGTTAATGGAGAATATACAGAGAATAGAAGAACAACTTAATAAAGTTCAGTCCTTGATTGAGCAAAATGCATTCTCTAATTCTTCAGAACTTAAAGAAGCAGAGAAGATGCTAAAGAGAGAATTGAAGGTATTGAGAAATAAATGGTCTACTCTTAACGAAGAAATTGAAAAAATAGAAAATTTTGATATTGACCCAGGTATGGCTCTTATTGAGGATGCTAAATTTAACATAGGTGATTATGTTAAAATCAAAGAATCTGGAGAGACCGGTAAGATAGTTTCTATAGACGGAACTTCTGGAAGATACACCGTTTTAACTGACGCAGGTAGAACTGAGGATCATAGAGTTAATGACATACAGGACTTGGAAGAAGCTATGTCAGATGCTGCTGAAAAGAATACTGAAAAGACAAGCGACTTCGACAATGAATATTTCGATAATGATCCTGCTAGTGACATAGAAAGCGACGAGTCTGAAGATGAGGATGGCACTGAGGAAGTAAAAGAATCAAACACAACTTTCTCTAAAGCACCAACAAGAACCAAAAACGTTAAGGAAAAGCAGTCCCAGCCAACCTATGCTAAAGCTCCTAGCTCCAAAGAACAAGAAAAACCAATGGCACATGACCTTAAAAACCCTAAAGCTGCCCAATATGCAGAGGGAGTAAAAGGTCAGAAACCAACAGATTTTGAAGTTGATGGATATGAAATTGGTTACAATATCGATGAAGCTAAAGAAGAATCCCTTGAGGTAAAGGACAACAACCAGGGATTAGCTGAAGCACCTAACTTTGGTAAGATCGAGAAAATGCACGATAAGAATGCTTTAGCTGATATGGCTAAGAAACATGGTTACGCTAAGGCACCGGGAAAGAATGACAAAGTGACTCTTTCTTATGATGAATTTCACGGATATAGAAAAGTTCACGAAGGAGTAAAGGGCGAGGTTGCTAAATCTGATCCGAATCTTGCAGTGGCACCTTCTTTCAAGGAAGAGGAGAAAAGTGTAATGGCACATGATATCAAGAACGAAAAAGCTTTTAATTTCGCTACAGCTCCTAGTAAGCATAGAGATGCTATAAGTTTTGGTATAAATGATGAGATTGGCTATAACATAGACGAATCTGAATTGCAAAAAAAAAAGTAAGCCGTAACTATTATTTTGCTCCTGAAAATCCGGATCAAAATAAACCAGGTAAGCCTTTTGTAGACCCACTGGAAGGAAAATTTGCAAAAGCACCAACGGAGCCTATCGTTAAGAACGTGGAGGACAGCGAGGAAGACGAGGCCGAAACAAACAAATAAAAGCTTAATATAAAAGATAAAAGTTCTAACATTTAAGCATGAAGATAAAATATCCCCTATTTCTAACAAGAATGGGGGATTTTTCTTGCATATAAAAAAATTAACCCCCAAGAATGGCAAAAGTTTATGTAAAAAACAGCGAACTCCTTAGAGCTGTATCGGAATCAAAGGAAAAAGGTCAATTAACTAGAGAGACAATAGACATGTTTACCCTTATGATAGATGGCATTTCTAAGAAAATGGCTTATAAAGATCCAGATGACAAGGACGATTGCATGGCTTTTGCTATGGAGGATCTGTGTAAATATTGGAATAGGTTCGATCCTTCTAAATCTAACAATCCCTTTGCATACTTCACACAGGTGGCAAAGAATGGGTTTGCAAAGGGATGGAAGAAGATACACCCTCCCAAGAATCCAAAAACTATACCTTTTAGTTATATAACCGGAGAGGATAATAGCTACAACGTCTAATATGTCGATAAAAAAGGTTAAGCCAAACGGAAAACACAAACATGGACTATTTAGTCCCCAGAATCCCGATAAGTATATCGGTGATCTCCATAACATCATTTATAGATCATCCTGGGAGCAAAGATTCTGTGCATATTGCGACAGAAATGATAGGATAGTTAAATGGAGTTCCGAACCGCTAGCCATCGATTATTGGAATCCACTTGATAAAAAGATGCATAAGTACTATGTTGATTTTTACATAAAGACTCTTAAAGATGACGGGGAGTACCAGGAATGGATAATTGAGATAAAGCCAGAATCCCAAACACAGAAGCCCATTTACGAGGGCAAAAATATGACACTCAAAAAACTGGAAAGTTACAATTATAATATGAAAATATGGATAACGAACCAGGCAAAATTCAAAGCAGCTAAAGAATGGGCTATCAATAGGGGCTTTAGATTTGGCGTTGTCGATGAGAAATTTCTCTTTAATAGTCAATGAGTTTTTCTGAAAAGTTAAAGAGCTACAAGGAAGGATTTATTTCACAGTCTGATGTTGTTTCTAACACTGACCAGTATTTTATAAATTCTTATATCAAATTAAATAATAAAGATTTTAAGCCACAAAGGTTTGATGGCCAATTCTTACCCGGTAAGATTTATATTTTTAGATATAATCCTAAACCAAAAAACGACGGGAAGGAAAGGGAATTTCTTAATAGACTTCCCGTAGTTTTAGTTTTTGATTTAAAAAGAACTAAAACGATGGATAACATTCTCTATGGCACTGATCTAATTGCCACACCACCCGACGAGAGAGCTAAAATTCTGGAAAGAATCTATGATTTTTCGGAAGAAATAATAGAATCTAATAAAAGACTAGGTAAACAAGCACCAGTGAACCTAAAGAGTGAGAATGTAAAAGCTTTATTGAATGGCACGGGCTATCTTGGTAGCTCTAAAGGGTTTAATGTTTCCGCTATGTCTGATGTTTATGTCATTGACTATGAGGATTGGAAAAGGATACCGTACCTAAGCGTAGCTCTCCTTCAGGGGTCTTCTCCTGTTGAGATATATAATTCCTATAGATCGAAATTAAAAGAGGATAGCGATCTAGAAAGTAAAAAGAAGTAGTGAATGGCTGGTTTTATAGATAACGAAAACGGTAATCCTGTATTTCAAAGAATTAGAGAGTCTGTTAAATCAATCTCTAAATTTGGTATGAAGTATGAGGACATGGTGATCAAGAACTCCATGGCTGTAGGTGCCACAGAGGCTGCCTTCATCAACCAGAATAAGACAAATATACCAGATGAGAATATGCTTTATAGTCTTGCAAAGCAAGATACTATGGTTAAGCAGTATATTTCTTATTTTGATAAGGACTACAAGGGGAAGAGAGATTACTTACGTAAATTCTCCCTTAATCCTGAGATAGAGGGAGTATTGGATATTATCTGTGATGAATCCATTAATTACGACCCCTCTAATTTTTACGCTTATCCTGATTTCTTGGATATAACTTCTATAAAGGAAAAGACCAAAGAAAAGGTCTATGATGTTTTTAGAAAGATATACGATATCTGGGGATTTAGCGATGATATAACGGCATGGCAGTTTTTCAGACAGTTCATGGTGGATGGTTTCCTTGCTTTTGAAATAATATGGGACGACAGGGGGAAAGAAATCATAGGATTTAAGGAGCTGGATGCTACTTCCCTTATTCCTAGCGTAGAGAAGCAACAAGACGGAAGGCATGTTAATGTATGGATTCAGTTTCCTAACGATCCTAGAAAGAAAAGAATGCTTTATGATTCTCAGATCATCTACATGTCTTACGCTAAGGGTAATGCAGTTTCAAGATTAAGCTACACGGAAAGACTAATTAGACCATATAACACTCTTAGAATTATAGAATACACTAGGGTGATATGGTCTGTAATGAATGCTTCGTTCAAGCTTAAAATGACCGTTCCGGTTGGATCAAGATCTCCCCAAAAGGCAATGCAGACTTTGGGTGAGCTTATGAGTATCTACAAGGAAGACGTTAGCTTGAGCGACGACACTGGTGAATTACTCATTGACGGGTCACCTAAGATACAGTTCTATAAGAACTACCTTATACCGCAGGGACAAAACGGTCAGCCTACAATCGAGCCCTTGACAATGGAGGGTCCAAATCTAAATGATCCTGCACCACTTGCATATTTTTACGATAGATTCATAGAGGAATCCAAAATACCAGCCACTAGATTTAAGGGATTGGACGGATCTTCTAGTGCAACGTATGCTAACACGGCAGATGGACTGGATAAGGAAGAAATAAGATTTAGTAAATTTATCAATAGATTAAGGACTAATTTCCAAGATATACTTATAAAGCCATTATGGTTACAGATTTGTAAGGATAATCCTGACCTAGAAAAGGATCTTGTTTTTAAGAGTCAGCTGGGATTAAAATACATTAGCGAGAATCCGTATAGGATAAATCAGGAAATGGAGTTAATCACCAAGAAAAAAGAGAGTGTTGACTCCCTAGCTGCTATATTAGAGGATGGTGACAAACCTTATTTCTCACAGGCTTATTTGATTGAGAATTTCCTTGGACTTACCCCTGCAGATATAAAGGCGAATAAATTAGCAAAGGAAAGAAAAGCTAAGGAGAAAGAGAAGGAAGGTGGTAAAGAGGAAAAAGCTGAAATTACTTTATAAATAAAAAATTAAAATGGCAGGATTTATAGATCCCATACAACCAAATAGTGCATTCGGAACCATCCTGAGAAGTCTTTCTCAGATATCCAGATTTGGTATGAAATACGAGGATATGGTTGTTAGGAACTCCCAAGCCATAGGTAAAACTGAATCCGAGTTTTTCAATGAGCAGGGTTCAGGGTTCACTGAGAGTGACGCTTTTTATTGGACTGTATCTCACTCCGATACCAAGGTAAGGAAGTATATAGCTTATTTCGATAAGGACTATATAGACAAGAGAAATTTTCTAAGAAAATTCTCTCTGAACGGGGAGATAGAATTTATTCTGGATACTGTAACCGATGAATCGGTAGTTTATGACGAGAAGAATTATTTTGCTTACCCCGAGATAAAAAATCTGGATGTTAGTGATAAGGTCAAAGATAAGTTAATGGAGAACTTTTATCGCATCTATCACCTTTTTAATTTTCAGGAGAGTATATTAGCTTGGCAGGTTTTCAGACAGCTTTTAATTGATGGTTTCCTAGCGTATGAGATAATATATGACAGTAGAGGAAAGCAGGTCATAGGATTTAAGGAACTCGACCCAACTTCTTTGCAACCGATGGTTGAAAAGGTAGGTGAAAATGATTTCCAGCAGGTTTGGGTTCAATATCCAAAGAATCCTCAGCTAACCAGAAAGCTTAAGAATGAGCAGGTTATTTATATTTCTTATGCTAAAGGAAATCAGATCTCCAGGGTTAGCTATGTTGAAAGATTGGTGAGATCCTATAATATTCTAAAGATCATGGAAAACAGCAGGATCATTTGGAATGTAATGAACGCATCTTATAGGTTAAAGTTTGTTATACCAATAGGAACCCAATCACCACAGAAAGCTATGCAAACCCTTGGACAGATAATGTCATATCATAAGGAGGAGATAGCGATAAACGACAACTCTGGTGAATTAACAGTAAACGGAAGACCAAAGATACAATTCTACAAGAACTATCTCTTTCCTGAAAAAGACGGGGTTTCGCCAACCATCGAAACTCTGAACGGTGCAGGTCCTGATTTTAATATCATGGATAATGTTCTTTATTTCTTTAATAAGCTGAAGCAGGATTCTAAGATACCTTATGCAAGATTTGCATATAGAGGCGGAACCCCTGCAAACAATCAGGTTAGTATAGATTCTTTGGAAAGAGACGAGATAAGATTTGAGAAATTTCTTTCCAGACTAAGGTCAATATACCAGGAGATAATAGTAAAGCCGCTTTATATTCAGATGTGCCTGGATTATCCTGAACTTGTCAAGGACAGAAGCTTTAAAACAAATTTAGGACTTAACTTTGTCAGGGAAAGCGAGTTTAATGATCTTGTTGAGCTTGCTAATTTAGTAAAAAGAGGGGATTTCATAAAGTCACTAGCCGATATGAAAGTTAAGGTCGGTGAAGAAGAACAGCCATATTTCGATAAGGATTTTCTAGTTGAAAGATTCCTTGGCTTGACCCCCGAGCAAATAGAAGCCAATGCAGCTTATAAGGAAATGGAAGCAAAGTCTGCAGAAAGGGGTAAAGGTGAAGCACCAGCTGAAGGAGAAGCACCAGCAGAGGGAGAAGCACCAGCAGAGGGTGAAGCACCAGCTGAAGGAGAAGCACCAGCAGAGGGCGAATCTTCTGAGGTAACCCTTTAATACTTTAAATTAAAATTTATCTAAAACCCTCAGGCTTTCTGCGGGTTTTTTCTTTATTCTTGAGGTATAATTAAATCGAAAAATAATGATTAAAGAACTGAGAATTTTAAAGGAATTAGAAGAGTTAACCGGGGAGGGCTCGCAAAAGAGAAAGCAAGAGATTATTAAGCAGAATTGGGGACCTGATCTAGCCTACCTTTTTGACGTATGTTTCAACCCTTTTGTTACTACGAAGCTTCATAAGCTGTACATATCCGATGAGCCTACAGATTCATTCGGTCTTGATAATTTCAGGGATCTTGTTGAAAAGTTAAAGATTGCCCCCGCTGCTAACAATTCTTTGAGACTCGAAGCTAATCAAATGGTAAACACCAAGATCACGAGTGACCCTGATGACTTAGAGCTTCGTAAGATCTTAATGAAAGTGTTAACCAAAAGAATGAATGTTGGAATAGGTGCAAAGCTTATTAACAAAGCTATAGGAAATGAAGTGATACCAGATCCTTCTGTTATGCTTGCAACAGACGATCAGGACGCTCTTGTAAACTGGGATAAAATCTATTGTGAGGAGAAGTACGATGGTGTCCGAGTGATTGCTATTTATAAGGAAGGTTCTTTTAGCTTTTTCACTCGAGCCTTTAACGAGCTAGATGCAGATAAGCTACATAAGATAGCTTTCTCTTTAAAGCAAGTTATTAATTTTTCCGACTTAAAAGGCTCCTGGTTCTTTGACGGTGAATTAACAGATCACAATAGAAAATCCGTAAGTGGTAAGGTTACGCAGATTCTAAAAGGGACTGCCCCAGATAATATCGGAGATAGCATCATCTTCAACGTATTTGATCTGGATGAATATGATACTTTAAAGAATGGTATTGGTGTAATACCATATTCTATCAGAAGGCAAACATTAGAAAGCGTCATGAAAATCGTCGATCCTAGTGAGCCTGTAAAATTGGCAACAATGTGGGAACTTGATGACCCGTCACAGATTGCTTCAGTTTATCAAAAAATAGTTGATGATGGAGGGGAGGGAGTGATTTGTAAAAATGATCATTTATATGAATGCAAGAGATCGAAAAGTTGGATTAAATTCAAGGAAGTTAGCGAGTGTGACCTTGTCATCAAGGGGTGGTACCCGGGGGAGGGTAAAAGAGAGGGATTCATCGGGGGACTTATTTGCACTGATCTATCAGAAACTTTGAATGTGAAAATAGGATCTGGATTTACCGATGATGATCTTAAATCATTGAGTACTAATCCTGATTCGTTAGTTGGGAAGATATGCGCTGTACAGTATAATGTCACGATAACTGACAAATTTGACAACAGATCGCTATTCTTACCGAGATTCGTAGAGATAAGAAACGATAAGTCAGAGGCAGATGATTTATCTAGCAAATTTTAAGAAACAGTTTGACATTTTTTTAGTATAATAACTATGATGCAGGAATTGCTAACTGAAAAGCTAAGACCTAAAGAAATTAGGCATATGATACTCCCTCAGAGAATAAGAAAAATATTTGAGGGTAATGGGTTGAACCATAACGTTCTTTTATCTGGAAGTCCGGGTAGCGGTAAGACAACGCTAGCTAAAATACTAGCTTCTCCTTACCCGCATCTTTTTATTAACGTATCAGATGAAAGCTCGGTTGAAACGATACGGACCAAGATCAATGACTTCTGCTCTACTATGTCCATTATGGATGGCGCATCTTCAAAGAAGGTGGTTGTACTTGATGAGTTTGATGGAGCATCGGATCAGTTTTATAAAGCATTGAGAGGAACTATTGAGAAGTTTGCATCAAACACAAGGTTTGTTGCTACCTGTAATTGGATCAATAAAGTTCCTGATGCTATTCAGAGTAGATTTGAGGTGATTGACTTCGATCCCGTTTCATCCGAGGAAGAATCTGAAATAAAAAGCGAGTGGAGAAAAAGGATAAACCTTATTCTAAATAAGGTTTCGATAGAGATAGACGAGGAGTCCTTGCTTGAATTCGAAAGAAACTTTTATCCTGATCTAAGGTCTTCTCTAAACAAAATCCAGACCTGGATGCTGGAGGGAACTTCTAGAGTGGATTTAGCGAAGGTTAGAGAAATAGGATGGAGCTATGAATCTCTATACAATCTTCTTTTCTCCTCCCCTGATCCAATTGGAAATTATCAGATATTGGTAGGAGAATATAGTGGAAAGACCGATGATATAATGAGTGCTCTTGGCGACGAGTTTATCCAGTGGGTGATTAAGAATAAAAAATCGCATTCCAAAATTATACCCGGTGTTATAGTTTTAGTGGCAGAACATCAAGCTCAAAGACTACAGGTCATAGACCCTATGGTTTCCCTCCTCTCCTTGTTTTTCCAAATACAAAAACTTATACAATCATGAAGGAACTAGCAGATGTTATAAATAGAAACGGCTACGTTTACAAACAGCTAAAAAGAAGCGACAAGGCTGCGATGTATTCACAGAGAATCGCAGATGAGCCTGAATCTAACTTTGAGGCATTTGAGGTTTTTAAAATAAAAATAGGCAAGGCCAAGGTTGTATTTGGTGTTCAACTACCGGAAAAGGAAAAATTTCCCAGCGATGAAGATTTTGGGAAGTGGGCTTGGACCTATCTAGATTATCAGCAGGCTATAGACAGATTTGATAGAATAGAAAATGGATTGGAGGAAGAAGGTGATGAGTAAAAAAAGAGTAATAATAGCAGGTAAAGGGGCATCTGGAAAGGATCATCTTAGAAAAATGATGGTTGAAGAGGGATTTAGCTATTGTGTATCTCATACTACAAGGCCCATAAGATCTGACGAAGAAGAGGGTATAGATTACTATTTTGTGAAGGAGGAGGATGCTTATATGATGATCCTGGAGGATCTTTTTCTAGAGCACACAAATTTTAACGGGTGGATATATGGAACTAGCAAAGATGAATTCCATAAATCGAACCTTTTTATTATGACCCCCTCTGGTATATCTCAGCTATCTAAGAAAGACCGGGAAGAATCAATAATTGTGTATGTTAACGTTTCAGAATCTATCAGAAGAGAAAGAATGAGCAGGAGAAGAGATGCGGATGACGTTGAAAGAAGAATAAAAGCGGACGAGATAGATTTTGAAAATTTTAAAGATTACGACCACGTTATTGCGGACCCACTTTTTAATAAAGTGCCTCGTGAATTATTTAGCGTGTTAAAAAAAGTAAAACAAGATGATTAATATTTGTGTAGACGGAAATTACATATTCCATAAGACATTTGGAATTTTTGCTGGCTATGGTAACGTTGACCCAGGTAAGGTTTTTTCTAAAAAATCAGATCAGGCAATGTTTATCAGAAAGGTTGCTACTGACTTGTGCTCCTCACTTAATAATTTACCCTCTGGAGGTAGACTAATATTTACTGCTGACAGCAAAAGCTGGAGAAGAGAAATTGAAATAGAGAACGGCGGATACAAGTCCAATAGAACAAAGGACGAAAACGTGGATTGGACTATTTTCTTTGAGCTTATGGATTCATTCGGTAGGCAACTGGAGAAGATGGGATTTATTTATTCCAAAGTTCAAGGTGCGGAGGGAGACGATCTACTTTATATGTGGTCAAAGTACTTCAACAGCAACGGTGAGGATTGCATAGTGGTTTCAGGAGACAAGGATCTACACCAGCTAGCCAGATTTGAGAGTTCTAATTGGACCATTACCTGGAACAGTAATAATAAAAAGAATATCGTAACTACACCAATCGGGTGGAAGTCAGAATGGCTAGAGAAAGAGGAAGAAGCTAGTATATTCAATATGGGAGCAGTTATCTCACCGGATAAGGACAAATTAAAAATGTTGATCTCAAAATGTGAACTAAATGAGGTCGATCGCGAATTTTTTGTTTTAAATAAGATGTTTGTCGGTGATAAGGGAGATGCTGTTCCTTCTGTTTGGGAAATGCCACAGAATGGGAAAACGATGGGCTTTACCCCTAAGAAAAGCGAATCATTAATAGAAGCAATGAATACCTCTGAAGAATGGAAAGACTTAAAACCGAACGAGCTTTTGAAGAGCGAAAATTTCCTTAACTGGGCAGCTGGATTCGTTCTTAGATCTATGAAGGACGTAGATTCCTCTGACAATAGAAAGAAGGTAGCCGAGAACATCAAAAGAAATTATAAGCTAATGTGGTTAGACGAATCAGTAATGCCTGAGAAGATGGTTGCAGATTCTAATTCCGAGATTGAAAGAGGAATTTTGTTAGAAAGAAAATCTATAACACTTGACAGGATAAAAATATTAGAGGGTACTAATTGGATATCGCCAAATTATAGTCCATCCTCATTTGATCCTTTCGCAAATCTATAAAAATGGAGCTTTTTGACGTAGTAAAGAAAATATTTGAAAAGAAGGAAGCAAAGTGGGCTGAGGTTGCTAAGGTTGATAAGAATAGAAATTTTTTTATGCTGAACCGGATAATGTCAATTCAATTTCCCGTTCAGGCTAATCAGTTTAACAAGCTAAGGATAACGCCACATACCGTGATAGATTGGTGGCACGATACTCTAAGTCCTAGATTTACATCCGCTCCTAAGTGGATATACACGAAAACCAAAAAATCCTCTGAGAAAAAAGAATCATCTAAAAAAGAGAGTAACTTCGACGAGGCTGAAAAAATCATAAGAGAAAAATTTGAGGTATCTAAAAAAGACCTGGAACAGCTTAAAAAGTTTTACCCGGACAGATATAATTCATGGATGACTTCTGTATCTGATCAATTGGGTATAAAGTCTAAATAAATATATAGAGGTAGATACACTATAATTATGAGGAAAGAGCATTCAAAACTTATCGATAAGATCATATCTAGTTTAGACTGGGATTCTATTTTTGAAGTTTATAAAGCTTTCAAAATGGGCATAGGCGAGGGTAGTAACGTTATACCAGGAATTAAAAGAAAGCCATTTAGTGACTCCCTCACTAAAAATGATATTAAGGGCGAGCTTAAGACTGTTCTAAAACAGGTGATAGAAGGGGATATATCTGATATCATATATGGTCCTTGGATTATAAACTGGGACAATGGTGATTGGGAACCTATCGAGGACGAGATCGAAGACGAAATCGAGGAATCCCCAGACGAGAACACGGAGGAAAGTAATATCGTAGATTCCAGACTGGAGGTAATATATGCTCCGCAAAGGATAGCTTTGATAATAAATTCTTTAAAGGACGATCAACAGAACGAGGAGGAATCCAACGATTCTTATGTTATAGAGGGTTTAATGCAGAAGGCTATAAAAAACGAGGATTATGAGCTTGCTTCAAAATTCAGAGATATTCTGAAGCATCAGAATAAAGAACAAAGCTCGGATACATAGTAGGTGAAATATATTAAATCAATCAACGAATTTGACACAGGTGCTCCTTTTGGAGATACCTACGGTTATGGTGGTGCTAATGGTATCCTCAAGGTTAACTATAAGCCTTTTTCGGATCTGTCTATCGAGGTGGGTCCAGATCCCAACGTACCAAGATCCATAAAGGGATCTGAATTTCAGGTTGGTGATTTTGTAATAGCCGAGCCTATCAACTCCAAGAGTAAAAAGAATAAAAAGATAGGTATAATAGTTAGGGTACAAAAAGCTCCGGATTATAAGGAATTCAGATATTTCATACAGGTGTTTAACATAGGAAAGCTTACCGAAAAGGTTATAGAGGTTAAACCAAACGCTATACAATTTATAGACCAGGGAGATAAAGGTCATCAGGATCTTCTTTCCAAATATAAGATAGCACAGCTACCAGGAAAGGCTTTCAATTCACCAACTGTCTACAACGATGCAGATCTGGGCTTATCTACTATAGGTGGATAACGGAACTTAAGTCATTTCCTTTAGTATAATACTCAAAAAGGAATGATTTCTCTAGACAAGTCTAATTTAGGATACATCGGTCTTCCGAAAAAAATTAAAGGTAACGGGCAGGTTAAAGTAAAATCTGTGTATGATTTTCTGAAGTTAGTTCGTGATTCTATCGTTTATAATTCAAACCTCGGACTTAATATACTGTGCTTAGATGTGAGCGAGTTTGACAATCCGGACCTCTTTGTTAATTTTAACTTTGACGAGGAGGATCCTAAAATATCTGGCGTATTATCCGATATACACGAGATTTCTAATGTGAATAAATTTAGAACTTGCTTTATAGTCACAAAGGAATATTTCTTAGCTAGCCAATTAGAAGGCGTCCCTGATAAAACTATTGATTTGTTCGAGAGCCTGAGTAACATATTGGATATGCTGGGGCAACGTGGTAGATCCATTATAGTTAGAATAGGTAGTGCCTATGGCAACAGGAAGGAAACCTTAGAGAGATTCTCGCTTAGATTTTCATCACTATCCAGGCAAACTCAGAAAAGAATATCCGTAGTTAATGACGATAAGCCCAGCCTTTTTTCTGTAACAGAACTTATTTCCGGGTGTTATTATAAATCTGAAATACCTGTTTCTTTTAGATTCCTTAACCACCTTTTTAATGACGGGGGTCTTAGTACGAGGGAAGCTCTTTTTCTAAGCTGCTCCACGTGGAAATTTGGTAGCAATCCAGTAATGATACATGCGGAATCTGAGAGCGAGGATGATAATGGATTCCCTGTTAACTCTAAACCCGCTAACAGATTGTCTAAAAGAATACCTACTTTTGGTCTTTCCGTTGATGTTATAATTGATTCTCCAGAGAAGGAATTCTGTTGCATTAACTATTTGAAAGATTTTAAATCGTTACCGCCATTTGTATTTAATAAAAGAAAATAATGATTAGTAAAGAAGTAAAAGAAAAAGCACTCTATTTTGATGTCGAAACCGCATCTTGCTGCGAGTCACTAGAAGTATTAAAAGAGAAAAATGAAAGATTAGCCGAATTATGGGAGAAAAGAGCTAATTTCTATAGAAATTCATACAAGGAATTAAGCGAGTCTAATGATTCCGAGATATTCTTAGAGAAGTCAGCTCTGGAAGCTGAATTTTCAAGAGTGGTGTGCGTTTCTTTTGGGAGCTTTAGCGAAGATGGCACGATAAGAACAACTTCATTCTTTGGGGAAGACGAGGTGGACATTTTAAATAAGACCAATAAGATACTAAATAATGCTCACGTTAAGGGATGGAAGCTATGCGGCCATAATATTAAAGGATTTGATATAGCTTGCCTCGGTAAAAGAATGCTATATAATGGCATTACACCTTCACAGAATATACAGGTTTGGGATAAAAAACCATGGGAAATGCCTTTTCTTGACACTGCAGAGATTTTCTCTTTTGGCAATTGGATAGGCCAGAAGTATCTTGGTTTGGATTTATTAGCATGTTCTCTTGATATCAGATCTCCAAAGGAGGACATAAAGGGATCGGATGTCTCTAAAGTTTTTTGGAAAGACAGGGATTTTGATAAAATTAAGGAATATTGTGAGAGAGACGTTGAGACTGTAATGATGATATTAAATAAGATCTCCGTTTAAAAGACCTTCTTGTTTTTTCTTGATATATAAAAGAAAAAAATTCAGTGGTCTTTAGTTTTAAAAATTATTTAAAAGAATCCAAAAGTCCTTTTTACAATGATGAACTTTGCCCCCTTTTCTGGGAAAAAGAGGGGGAGGGAAAGAATGTCGAATGGAAGCTAGATCCCCTTGTTGGAAAAAAACTATTGGATATCGCGAACGATTTCATAGAAGAAAGTTCCGACGTTCTAAAGAAAAAGGATGTGCTTGATATACAATTAGTTGGATCACTAACAGGATATAACTGGACTCAGTATTCGGACCTTGATCTACATATAATTGTGAATTTTAAGGATATGGGCGATGACCCTAAAATGATAGACTATGCAATGTACGGTCTAAAGTTTTCTTGGAATACCAAGCATGATATAACAATGAGAGGGCATGACGTGGAAATAGCTGTTCAGGACGAAGGGTCTGAAAGTTATATTTCCACTGTTTATTCTCTAAGCAAGAAGAAGTGGATCAAGAAACCAAAATACTCACCACCAAAGATTGATGAGTTTATGGTTAATAAAAAATTCAACACTCTCTCATATGACATAAATAAGCTAGAGAACAAACTAGTTATTGGTAATGTCTTCCCAACCAATCCAAAGCCCCTATATAATATGGCGGCTAAGCTGAAAACAAAGATCATGAAAATGAGAAAGGAATCGCTAGCTAAGGGAGGTGAATTTTCAGTAGGAAATCTAGTCTTCAAGAAGCTCAGATCTGAGGGATATATAGGTAAATTGATCGATACGATCACTAAGGCATACGATAAAATATATACAATAAAATAAGGTAATTAAATATGTACGTAATAATACCTAACGGAACAATCAAAAAAGGGGATCCATTCCCGATGGTGGATGTTCCAACAGACGTGAACGGAACGGATTACACAGATTTTGAATTAGAGGATTTTCAGTGGTGGGCTTATAGTAAAACATTTAACGACTGGTTTAAATCCTCAGGTAGATCCTGGCAGGCTTCCGAATCTGAGATTAGAAGTAACGGAGATGCTTTAGTTGAAAGATGGAAAAATGAGAAAATTAAGGACGGCAAGCCTATAATGAGCTTCTTAGATTTCGTCAACGAGAGTCTAAACTTTGATCTTTTCGAAGCTGGTGAGGGAGAAGCAACTGAGGTCGGATCTGGCGTTTCTGAAGGAACTGGAATAACTCAGCAGGATCAGATTAAGTTTTTATACGCATATAATAAATTAGTTAAAGAAGGTGCTATCCAATCTACCTTTGATATTAATGCAGACTTCAATGACGGCGATGAAAAAGCTTTCTTTTTAACCTTAGATCTAGATGATTCTGAGGAGCAAGCCCTGAATATGAAGGCAATAAAATTCAAGGCTAAAACCGGTGCATCATCCGGGGCAGGAAGACTTGCGGTAGCTAGCGAGATGTATCCTGGACCAGCTGAAATACCTGCTGATGCCACTTCAAATTACATAATAACTAAAATACAGCAGGACTTATCTTCTTTAGGTGCTTGGGCATCTGGCATGCTAGCTGGATGGGGAATCTATACAGTAGCTGGTATTGTTGCGGTTCCTTATCTGACATTTAGACTATTTAACGGATGGAAATTTTCTTCCGCGGTTAAAGCCATAGGTGAAGCGGGTGGTCAAGGAGCTGCTAAAACCATAGCGGAACTTTTGAAGGGTGGAAAAAGCGCTAGAAAGGGAACCGGTATATTTGGAAGGCTTGGGAAAATAGGTAATTTTGTATTTAAAGAAGGTTTAGGTACGGCGAAAGGATTTAAAACCGCAAGACAGGCTTGGAAATTTGGATCTAAGCTAAAGCCTACAATGAGATTGATTAATACAGGTAAAGCATTCTTAAGAGGCACAGGAGCGGCAGCATCTAGAGCTATACCAGTTGTTGGCTGGGTTCTTCTGGCTGTTGATGCTGTTGGATCTATGATAAATTGGTATAGTGACAATCAGGCTCCAACACCGGATGAAGCTGTTGAACTTTTTGATGGTAAAAAAACTTTTTCCCCGTCTTCAATTGAAGTTGGTGAATCTATAGTTCTTTGCTGGTCTCAACCAGATAATTCAGCTTGGGGCACGGCTCTTTCTTTTCTTGTTAGTAACATTGGAGAAACCAGAACCATCATGGAGATGACCAAGATCATTGGGGATGCATCTGGTTATTCACTTTTTATACTGCAGTCTGCTAATTCTTCTAGTTTGAATGATCAAATAAAAGACAGCATGCTAACACTAGTAGCAGTTCCTAACTCTGCTAAGCTAGAAAATGGAATTATAGATAATGACGATTTCTCCGGTAGAATATGTTCAGTTACAAAGCAGGATGTTAACGCAGAGGGTGATTCGATACCAGTTCCCTTTAATTTCCAAGGGGTTTGTAACTGGGATACTTTAGTTAGCGCAGTTGAATCTTCTGAGGGTGTAATGTTTAAATCAGATCCAAATGCACCAGCTACTTACGAATTCAATTTCGAGGATATGGACGGCGACAGGATAAACGTCGTTGGAACATTGGTTTCAGATGATGATTTAGCTAATCTAACCAATGATGACATACAAAGAATTTTCTACGGTGGAATAGACACCGGTAATTCTAAGGCAAGAGAAACTGAAAGAGAATCAGGGGAGGAGGATATAGAGGATCTTGAAGCGGAAGAGGTTAGTGAAAATTCTAGGGTGGTTACCTTTGACAGCTTTAAAAAGGGTAAATTATATGAAGAGGGATCAACCGAAGAAACATCAGAGGTATTAGATGCTTTCCAAGGACCAGCTATTCTCGCCATATACTTATGCGATCAGCCGAAGAGCAAAGCATATGCTAGTAAAGAAGTTGGTAGAAAAAAGAAATTGCCTCTATTTACTAATTTTGCAATAAGTGCCGATGATTATAATGCAAAACCAGGAACAACTATAGATGTAGACGTGAACAGTGACGAGGATATAGAGGACCCAAAAGCAGGCTACGCTGAGTACAAAGAGGGAACCGAGGTTGAAAGAGAGGTTAAGGTTGAAGAACCTAAAGATTCTGAGGAGGCAGATGAATTTGTACAGGCTGGAGACGAAAAGATAGCTGCTCCTGATATCACTAAAAAAGAGAGAAAGCACAGCACTGTTATTAAGGATCAAGATAAAGATGGGGGAGTAAATCTATTGGATGAATTTTTAACATCTGAAGATAAGTCTATTTTGGGAATATCTGATTGGGACAAGGTAACAATGGTTAAAGCAAGATACGATAACAACGGTGAAATATCTAAAATTATCATTAGAAATAAGGATGCACAATTCATGAAGAAGTCAAAAGATTACGTTCCTTCTGATGGCGAATCATTCGAAATCGCAAAAAAATTGCTTCAAAGTGCACAAAGTAGACTCGAAGTTAAAAAATAAGCGGATTTTCTAAAATAGAATTGATATATAGAAAATAAGAAAAGAAATATTTATAGATGAAATATTCTGATACAATAAACGAAAATTATGTCTTCATATTGGAGAAACAAGATTTTGTTCTTGAGTCCAAGAAGACTAATAGTGATGATTATGTTCTTGAAGGCATTGCAGCCGTTTTCCAAAAGGAGAATAACAACAACAGAATTTACATGGAAGACGACTACCTTCCACATCTTAGCTACTTAAAAGATAAGATTGCACAAAGAAGACTAGTTGGTGAATTAGATCACCCTGAGAAATTTGATGTATCGTTAAAGAACATTTCTCACATAATCGAAGATCTTAATTACGATAAAAACAATAAGACGATCAAGATAAAGGTTAGACTCCTTGACACCCCAGCTGGACAAATTGCTAAGAAATTAGTAGATGCTGGTGTTCCTCTTTCTATATCATCCAGAGCAGCTGGTAACGTTGGTCCGGATAAGAAAGTTGAAATCAAGAAGATATTTACTTACGATCTTGTTGCAGATCCTGGATTTCAAGATGCTCAATTAGAAAGAGTTTACGAAAGCGCAGGATTCACAGAGTCTGATATTAAGAACTTTACAGATAAATATTCAGTCACAGCTGGACTTGAGTGTATTAACGAAAGCTTCGGTATTAAAAATAATTCCAGTGTGAAGATATATAAAGTTGAAAATAACGATGAATTCGATAAACTAATCAACAATAAAGAAAAAAACAAAAAAGCCCTTATGGAGAAGAACAATGAATTTGTAACAGCAGAAGAGCTCAATCAGTATTCCGTTTTCTTGAAAAACGAAATGGATTCGATGAAGACTGCTATAGATACAATTAAGGAACAAAAGTCAAGCATCGACGAGTCTCAAGGAGAAAACACTTCTGAATATTGCAAAATTCTTGAGGAAAGAATCGAGAAACTAGAAAAGTATGCTGATTATTTAGCGGAAAATCTAGAAAACTCTGTTAAGTATGGCGAGTATTTAGCTGAGAATCTTGACAATTCTATTTCATACTCTAAGTATTTAGCTGAAAATCTTGATAAGTCTATTGCTTATTCTAAGTATTTAGCTGAGAATGTTGATAAGGGAATTTCTTACACTGAGTATATCGGTGAAAATGTTGATAACTCCATCGAGTATTCTAAGTATCTTGCTGAAAAGCTAGATCAAAATATTCAATATTCTGAATATTTAGCTGAAAGCGTAGAGAAGAATATCAACTATTCTGAATACCTAGCAGAAAACATCGACGATAACATTCAATATGCTGAGTATGTAGCAGAGAATTTAGATAAGGGAATTTCTTATGCTGAGTACGTAGCAGAAAATGTATCTAATAACATTAGCTACACTGAATATGTAGCTGAGAATCTTAATAAGTCTATCACTTATAGTGAGTATCTAGCGGAAAGCTTGAATAAGACTATCGACGAAACAGAAAAACTTAACGAAAAAGTTGAAAGAAACATCAGCTATTCCGAATACATCGCAGAATCTTTAAATGACGAGTTTGGTAACAAAAACCAAGCACAAGCTCTTAAAGAGTCTATAAGCTTTACGGGGAGAACAGAATCTGAAACTACAGGTTTTGCTGGAAGTTACGATGACTTAAGTTCTAAAATTGACAATTTAATTGAGAAGGTTAAAACCCAAAAAACCGAGATCAACGAAGCAGCTAAAACTGCAAATACACCTGCCGAAACACAAAAGGCGACATCACTACTTACCGAATCTTTGAATGATGAGAAAGTGTTTAACACTGGAATTAAATTCATTGACGAAATGCCAACTGAGTATGCTCAGGTATGGGAATCACTTAACGAAGGTCACAAGCAATCTATTGTTGCTCAGTCTAACTTCTATAAGCTAGAAACCCCTTACCAAATCAGAAATTTCTGGTCTACACGTCAATTAGGTGTTGCTCCAATTGGACTTCAAAAATTAGACGAGAGTGAAAACACATCCGATGAAGGAAATCAAGCTCAAACTCCAGGTTACAGCAATGCTTACATGGATATGATCGCTAGATCTCTAGAATCAAGATTTCAAACAAACAAATAAAAATAATTTCTAATCATGAAACTAATTAATGAACAAGAAATCTATGATACCTGGTCGCCTCTAATCGAGAGCAAAGCTGGTATCACTGATTCAAACAAAAAATCGTGGTTGACTAAGTATTGTCACTACCACTCATTGAACGAATCTGCCGGTGCTTATAACACTCTAGGTGTAGTAAACGGTATGGGTAACGTTGCGCCTCCCGCATTCCCAGGAATGTCTTCATTCTCTGGTTCTAACGGTGCTGGTGCTGCAAACTATGGTGCTAACCAAGGTTTCTATAACCCAATTAACAACGGATCCGGTGACAAATTCCCATCTCTTCTTCCATTGGCTATCCAAGTGGCTGCTAAGACTGTTGGATTTGATATCGTTCCTGTTATCCCAATGTCTGGACCAACTGGTATCTTGTCTTATCTAGACTACGTATACGCTGGTGGTAAAATTGCTGGTGCTACTTCCGCTACTGCTGGTGAAGATTTAGCTGATGCTCCAACAATGATCAAATTTCCAGTTTATCAAACAGCTTTAGGAACTGGTACTACTGGTGCTACTGCTGGTACATTTACTGTAGGTACTTCATATAGCGTTACTAACGGTGGTACTTTGACTTTGACTTTCGTAGGTCTATCAAGAATTGACGGTTTCCCAATCTTCAGAATCTCCAACGTTTCTACTGGTTATAACGTTGCTGGTATCATCAACGGTACTCCTGCTCAAGTAGGTTCAAGTGGTTTCTACACTGGTGCAACTACTGTTAACTACAGTGCACAATTGGTTAAAGCTCTTGAAGATCACATCCAAGGTTTCTCTGGTGCTGGTTTCAATAATGATCAACAATGGCAAGGTCCTTACGTTGACGGTACTAAGACTTACAACCCAATGTTAAGAGGAGTAGCTGAATCTACTTACTACAACTCAATGGGTCTAAGCACCTTCACTAAGTTCGTAGAAGCTGAAACTTTCCAAGTAGCTGCTTCTGTAACTACCGAGCAAATCCAAGATTTGAACAAGCAATTTGGTATTGACGTTATCTCTATGATCGAGAATGCACTTGTTAACGAGGTTTCTCAAGCTATTAACAAGCACATCCTTTCTAGAGCATTCGCACTAGGTTGGTCTAACCACACTCAGTTCTATAACGTTCAAAATCAAAACTTGAACTTGAACTTGGTTCTTGGTGGTGGAACTGGTACAACTGACGCTTACATCAATAAATCTGATGCTAACGTTGCTATGCCAATCCCAGCTGGTCCATCTACTTCAAGCTACGAGAACTTGTCAACTTTACAAAGAAGACTGTACTCTAGAATTCTAGCTGCTGCTAACGTGGTTGCTAACCAAGGTAGAAGAGGTCCTGCTAACTTCCTTGTAACTAACGCTGCTATCGCTTCTGCGTTACAAGATATTAGCCAGTTCACTTTCGCTCCATTCACAAACACTCTTACTCAAAACAACGGTACTCTTTACCCAGTTGGTTCTCTAGCTGGTATGACCGTTTACGTAGATCAGAACATGAGCTACAACGATAACAGAGTTTGCGTTGGTAGAAAAGGTGGTGACGATGAGCCAGGTTTGAAATTCATGCCTTACATGATGGCAGAGTCTATCCAAACCATCTCTGAAGGTACAATGTCTCCAAAGATCGCAGTTAAGTCTAGATACGCTCTAGTCGAGGCTGGTATGCTTCCTGAGACTTTGTATTTCACTTTCTACGTACAGCTTCCAGCTGGTGGAATCGTTTAATACTAGTTTAATCTAGCAATAGACATAGCAAAAACCCTAAGGAAACTTAGGGTTTTTCTTTTGCCCTAATTTTTTGGGATCTTTATTTTACAAATGGTGATATATAGACTGAAATTAAAATGTAAATATGAGTAGATTTGTAAATTTTACAGGTTTTAAAAATATCAAGCCTTTATTAGAAAAAGCGGACAGCAAGGATATGGTCGAAGTTAACTATATCATTTCAGAGCTCGATCAGGATTCAACCCTAGACGAGGGATTCTTGGATGATCTTAAAACAGGAGCATCTAAGTTATTGTTCGGTTCTTTTTCTAAAGCAGGAATGGTTGATGATCTAAGAAAGAAATTACTGGATCTTGAAATTAAATACTTTGATACAAAGTTTGAACTTAGTGATGAGATAGGAAATCTAGAGGATGATCTCAGTCAAGCAATGAAGGAGAAAAATGAAACTATGATTTCTAGTTTGAAAAAACAACTAGAGGCTAAGAATCAAGAGAAGTCCGCATTAGAGGGATCTCACAAATCAAATGTGAGAAGAGCTCATGAATTACTGGACAAACTAATAACTAAGAGTTCCAGAATAAGAGAATATTGGGAAACAGGAAGAGCTGAAGATGAATATAAACTAGAGCAAGCTAAATATCAGGTTCTTAAGAATAGGTCTGCTAGTGCTGAAAGATTGGCCAAGCAGAAAATAGAACTTGAAAAAGCAAAGAAAGAAGCTGAGCATGCTGCTGATAAATTCAAAGATGATCTATCAAAGGTCTCTAAAACGGAGAAGAAACCTAAGAAGAATACAATAGATGCGGAGAAGGAAAAGAAGACAATATCAGGGGGGAAGCCAAAGAGTATAATACAGAGAAAAAAGGATCTAGGTATAGAAATAGCAAATCTTAAAGCTGACCTGGAGGAGATATTAGATAAAGCTAGAAAGAAAGTTATCAAGGGTCAAGCGTCTGAGAAATCAATGGAGAAATTCCACCGTGATGCTATTGAGATAGCCTCAGTTTTAGATTCTAAGATCAATCTGCTTAATCTATACAAGGAAATGGGCAAGAACGAGGAAGAGATTAGAAAAAACTCAGCAAGATCTTCAAAAATTAAAGAATTGACGAATAAAATAAACCAAGCAACGAGTTCTGGTAGCGGAACACCTGGTGCAGTGCAAAAATCTGTACATGGGGCTTTTTCAGGAAAAACAAATTCCTCTAAAATAGATAAAGCTATCAGCGATCTAGCTATTGTAATACTATGATTTTAAAATTTGAACAATGGAACCAGATAAACGAGGCAAGTGTATTGACCTCTATCAAAAACTGGTTAAGCGGTAATTTCGGTGGAGCTGTTGAAAAACTTGACAGCCTTATACTTGCTCTTAAAAAAGCTGAAACTGGTTACATACAGGAGTGGGAGGACGTCGTTTCTGAAATAGATCAGTTGGAGATAAAACTCCAAGGTGATGTTGATGCTGCTGAGGAAAAAACTTCTTTGAGAATGATCGAGAGAAAGAAGCAGCTCTTGAATTCCATAAAGAGAAAGAAAGAAAAAGAGGTTGAAAATATTTTCCGTAAGGTTGACACCATAACAAAGGGAAATAAAAGGTTATCCGATTATTGGGAGAAGGAGAAAGCTCAAGCTGATGTAGACATATCTAAGAAAATGTATGATATAGCTAAATCACTGGGAGACGACGAGATGGCTTCAGACCTTTACAACAAATATAAGAAATTTCTTGATAAATCCACTAAGCTAGAAAGCATACTTTCTAAAAAATACAAAGGAAAGCTTGGCAAATTATCGGACAAAGAGGAAAGTGCGGGAAAGAAGGAAAGCTCGCTAGATAAGCTTGCTAAAAAGCCACTAGGTGAATTCTCGGATAGCGTCAAGGATCTGGATGCAAAGGAAGCTAAAGAGCTTATGAAAATTTGCACAGATGAGAGAAATAAACTCTATGTTGACATGGACCTTGAGATATCTAAAATAGAGGAAGAAATAAAAAAGAAAAAAGATAGGGACTTCGAGATTGAGGCAGAGAGAAATATTAAGAAGATTAAAGAAAAATATCTTGAAAAAATCAGGGAGTTTAGATCTAAGATAACTTTAGCTAAAAGATACTCTTAAAAAATTAGTTCAGATGAAAGAATATTACAAATATAATCCTGTAGCTAGGCAGATTTTTGAAGCTGAAGCGAACAACATAGGAGACGGTAAGAAGAAGGTATTGGATTTTATTCAAAAGGTTGTTGCTAATACAATGGACGTTTTCAAGTCTATAGTATTCGATATGGCCTCCATGAATGATAGGAATCCCGATGTTCTTAGAAATAAGCTATATGACATTTCCAAATCCGGATCCCTTGCTGAGATTGTTTCAAAATTGAAGGATTATGCTGAGGATGCTAACCTTTCAAGTAGATTGCTTGCCGACACGAAGGCAATGTACATGGAATCACTTGATAAATTTTGTGATGTGCTACATAGAATAGATGAGATATCATCGGATAAAGGGAAGGATGCCCTAGAAGAATTTAAGAGCTATTGCTCATCTATTCAAAGATCTGTAGATGCTTTAGCTAAAGTAAAGCTGAAAAAGATAGAGGAGACTAAGAAACTCCTTAATGAAAGCATTTTTATGGGCTATGGTGAGAGAATAGAGAATCTTAAAAAGATACTTTATAATCTTATCTCTAGCTGTGATGGTAAAAATCAAAAAATGGGATATGGCAAGGATTGGAGAAGAGTATTCATCGATCTTGACCAGAAGCTTGACGTTTTAGAAGCGACAAGAAATGGTATAAGCGAAAGAGACAGAAAACATCTCGAGGATTTAGAAAAACAGATTTCTAAATATATGAACGAGTATTATTCTGCTGTTATCCAATCAACTAACAGAAGCATGTCTGATATAGATCAGGAGCCAGAATTAGCTAAATACTATTCTGATGCAACTGAGATCTGTTCTGATGCTTTAGATCTTCTAACCAGGGCAAAAGCTCAATATCTAGAAACAATGAAATCTCTTAGAGAGGAGATTGCTGAAAATGAAGCGGAGGTTGTTAAGTTTGTGTTTCCTATTAAAATAGGTGATTCTGATGAGAATAAGAGATTTGCTGGAACTGGACTAATCTCCCATATACAGGACGCATTGGCTGATGGCATACCTAGTTCTTCTTCTGCCCTTAAAAGCAGTGGAGAAAGAGGCACGTTCGGTCAAAAGACTGAGTCTGTGATTAAAGCCATTCAAAAGAACATGGGCAATAAGAACATAGACGGAAAGATAGACAAGGCTTTGTTAGATTCCATACTTGTATCAGACTTTATATCAAAAAAGCATAAGAATCAAATTATAGACGATCTTAGAGCTTTAAAAAAGCCTTTGAAAGAATCTGTTCTTTCATTTGTATATGCTGATCCTATTTTCGAGGAGAAGATAGTTATAGACAAGGAGACTTTTTCGAAGGATCTAGAATCTTACTTAACCGACGACAAGGGCAAAGCCACATCGAGCAAAATCTCCCAAAAAGAGAAGGATGCATTCGATACAGAAGACCTTGCTAAAAAGTTGAGAAAATACTACGATCTAAAAGTTGAAGCTGATGACTTTAAAAGAGAGGATGGAAACTTCAAGTCCTCATATTCTGGACCTTTCATAGAGGCCTGGAATAAGGCTGTAACTGAAGTTGGTGAGAACACCGACTACCAGTATTTCTTTTGGGAAGGTGGAGCATACGCTATAGACTCTGAAAAAACCAGCCTTAAAACTCCTTCCAACTGGAAAGCATGGGCGGATGTTAGACAATTGAGAACTATGTCAGACGAGGATTGCTTAGATTTTGTTTCTAACTATATGAAAGACTGGGGTACATTTGGTATGACCAGGCCCAACTTTAGATCCGCTGCAGTAAAGAGTTTGTACAAGAAAAATGCTGATCTAGATTTAGATTTCCCTGGGATATACGAGATGGTTTCTCAGATAGTGAAAGATTCTGAAGTGCCATACATTCCTTTTGATTTGCTTTCCAAGAAAATCGGTAAGGCTGTTAAGGAGATGTCACAGATAGGTGAAAGCAATCCAGATCTAGGAGCTTCCGATATGGTTGTTCTTAATAATCTTCTTTGCATGGTTGCTAACACAGTTACATTCGACGGGGAAAGATTCTTAAGCTCTATCAAGTGGATTTATGAGAATGTACTAACACCAAATGTAGCAAAGAGAATATCCGGTGATAGCATTTTATCAGACAAGTCAGAATCTGAAAAGAATGGATTTATGCTAGAGTACGAGGGATCGACTATGAAGGTTAAATCAACTTCCGAGATTATCAATAAGGACGAAGTAATAGACCAATATAAGGATGTAGACGATGCTTTAGAGGGATGGTCAAGCCTCTCTAAGATGGCTAAGAGCAGCTCCTCACCTATTAAGTGTGCTTTTGGAAATAGCGTTTATTTTATAGCATCTAGAGTTTACCCTAGTGTGAAAATTCACGTCAAAAGAATGAACTCTACAGAATTTGCTCAAATGCCACAGGAGGACAAGAGCAGATGCTATAACGTAAAGAATTCTTAATTTTCAGTTTCTACCGAAAACAAAACCGTCTTTTGCAGTATAATCTTTATGATTATCATATTTGAGGGCTGCAGAAATTCGGGTAAAACATTTCTTAGTAAGCAGATATCGGAAGAGGTTTACATTCCAAGATTCCAATTTGACTTTATTGGGTATTTTAGTGGCCTTGGCTTAGAAAGCAAAGAAAGCAAATCTGCGCATTCTTTTTCAATGGGTAAAGATCTAATGCTTATGCAGCTTAACCGAGATGGCTACATTCAGGAAGATCTTATAATCGATAGAGGATTTTTAACTGTCTTATCTTGGGGTCTACTTGAAAAAAGAATAGATCTCCCTACCGCAAGAGAACAGCTCAGTCTGCTACACGAAAAGGGATTAACAAAGGATTTGCACATTATCTATATTGAAGGGGAAAACCCAGACTCTTCGGATAGAAATAAAGATATGTGGGATTCTATAGAAAAAACCGGTAATGAAAAAGTTGCCTATGAGTTTATACTCAATCAGATCGAGTCCGATTATAAAGATATAAAAGTGACTAGATTTAAAAACGAATTCAACGAACAATCAATACACGATTTAGCAAAAATTATAGAGGATGTGCGGAATAATACTAGCAACAGAATTTAATTCGTCCGAGGAGATATTAAATTCAATCTCACACAGAGGGATAGAAAGAACCGATAAGAAATTAGAAGGTGTTACACTATGTCATCATAGGTTGCCAATCCAAACGGTAGAAGGCGATAACTGGTATCAGCCTAAACAGATATCGGAAGGGATATACATGCTCTTCAATGGCGAGATATTCAACTATGACACGACAACATATTCTTCAGATATAGAGTACCTCTGCAATCTATTCAGCACCTATAAATTCGGAGGTGTTGAAATGTTTTCTGCTCTTTTCCTTCCACATATGCAAACGTGGGATGGCTTTTGGGCCATTGTGATATATGATGCTAAGACTGGTGATGTTATTTGTTTTACAGATCCTTTGGGTAAAAAATGTCTTTATGTGAATAATGACGGAGAGATATCATCGGAGATAAAGGGTGTCTATAGGGAAGGATACACCATAGATCAAACCTATATTTCTAGTGTTAGGAAATGGGGATATAACACTGACAATAGAACTCCATATAGAGAGATCAAAAGAATCATTCCAAACAACATCTATTCCTTTAATATAGGATCTCCTATGTTTCATCAGGTTTACGAGAACTACTGGGAAGGGTTCGATACTCCTATCTATGAATTACGCGGTAAATCTTATGAAGAGCACATGGATTGGCTTTGGGATAAGATGGTCGAAAGTGTTAAGAATAGAATGCTCAGCAAGAATTACCCAATCTCTGCATTAATTTCAGGTGGATTAGATTCTTCCATCATTGCTGGAATCATGAAATCAGAGTCGATCGATAAAATAAATTGGTTTACCATAGAGAATGGTGAAACTGAATATGTTGATATACTGGCTAAACATCTTGGCATCTCTGTTACCAAATTAACCTATGACATGGACGAGTCATTAAATAGGGAGATCTACAAAAAATGGAACGAAGGTCCTATTGATCTAGGATCGGTAATTCCACAATACCATCTCTTTAAAGCTGTAAAGGAACAGACCGGGTATAGGATAGTTATTAGCGGGGATGGTTCTGATGAGCTTTTTGGAGGATATTCAAGAATTCATGAGTTCGATTCCCAGAAATCTGATGTTTTCGAAGAGCTTTCATACTATCACTTACCAAGGCTTGACAAGATGAGTATGGCACATACACTTGAATTGAGAACCCCATTTTTAAATCTTGACATAGTCCGATTTGCTTTACATCTCCCTCTTGAATGGAGAAAGGATAAGAAAATATTAAAAGATACCTTTTCACCAATCCTGCCATCTGAAATAGTTGAGAGAAAAAAGATTGCATTAAAAAATCCACAGATCAAAGAAGATAAGATAGCATATAGACAGAAAGCTATAGATCTTTTCCTTTCTGAAATGTAAAGCTCCTGTGATATATAGACTAAAATAATGTATTTTTATGTCTAATCACATTAAATCTTTTGAATCCTTTTCTAATAGAAAGTCAAGTGACGATAGTCTACTTGAATTTAATCTTGACGCAGGTAGCATCTTAAGTGGAGCTGTTGATTTCTTTGGACCTGGATTAGGGTCAGCGGGTGAGCAAAAATTAGTAGAGTTCTTATTAAGTAAGCTTGGCATAAAGCCAGATACAGCAGCTTCTATGCTTATACAGGAAGTTGTTGAAGCTATACCAATGGAGGATTATCCCAGTCTTCTAACTGGTGAGAACCTCAATATGAAATACTTAAACCCGTATCTTGCTGAAGCGATAGTCGATTCTGTAAAGAGAACTGGTTTGGATCCTATCTTTGGACCCTTAGCTGAAAAATTTGGACTTGAGCCGGGAGGGCTTTTAACTAGAACTTTTGTGGAGTCTTTCGAGGAATT